CGTATCAAGAAGGAACTTAATAATCTCGGCTTGTTTGCAGGCGGTTTTACCCAAAAGAACGTGATGGATATGTTCAATAAGGGTGCAGGTGCAGGTTGGATATGGCAGAAGATTATCGAGGCAAACACAAAAGATGCCAAGCAGGGTAGTTTCCGTTTCAATATGAAAACAGGAAACTATACTTATACTGATAATAGCGGTAAAACCGTCAAGGGTAATCCTACAGGCTATAAAGGTCTGTTATCTTCACTCGTTCATTTCCAGAACGCAACCAAGCGCGAAACAAGTAAGGATAAGGAAATCAATGATTACTTCAATCAGGTAGTTAATCTTGATGGCTATACTCCTTGGGTAGAAGATGAACCTGGTACGCTTGAAAATGAAGCACCCGATAAGGATGCCATCCGTGCTGCGAAGCAGGAGGCACGCGATCAGCAGCGTTCCTGGCGTGAGGAGTTGAAGCAGAAGCAGGATGAAGCAAACGCTATCATGGATAACGTGCGCAACTTCTATGAGCGACAAATCAACGAAAAACTGTCACAGGCAGTAAGCCTCGGTATGGATAAGACGGAGCAGGATTTGTTCGTAGAGCCAGTGAAGAAGCGTATGGATGAAGCCCTTTCGCAGGTGCGCCTTGCTATCGCTGGTCAGGCTAACACCTGGGAGGACTTCAAAAAGACGATGGATAATGATCTTATCGAGAAGACCGATGAGACCGGAGTTAATCTTTCCAAGAACCTCCTCACCTCCATTACGCAGAATAATATCGCAGCCCTGCGCACGAAGATGGCTCAGTTGGGTAATAGTCTGAACCGTCCGATGAACTCCATCACGGCTGAAATATTTGCCAAGGCTACCAAGAACCAGCAGGATCGTGTAAAGCTGGAAGCGCAGCAGGCAGAAGCCCGTAGAAAGGTGGCTCAGGAGCATAACTACATGGGTGCCGTGCAGCAGAATATGTATGACGATTTCAACCAAATGGGCTATGCTAACCCAACCGATTTTGAAGCGCAGGACAAGGAAGCCTTTGACAGACGCAAGGCACACATCATTTCCATGTACGAGCAAGCAAGAAAGCAAATCGCCAACCTTTATACAGTTGATGTCAGCAATAAAGAAGGTAGGGGATTGCTGATGCAGGTACTCTTTGGCGATGATCCTTATGCGCTAGGTGCCCGCATTCAGAGTGTATTGGGCGACAATGCGGAAGACTGGAGGGTGTTCTATAACAAACTTATTCAGTATTCTGATGAATATACTGAGGCTCAGAAGAAGACCTACGACCAGGCAAAAAAGATTGCCGAGCAGATGTGGAAGGTCAACCAGCGCAATCTTGCCAACCAGGAAACCCTTCGCAAGATGCAGCAGGAAAGCGCCCTCTTCGGTAAGCGAACCAATATGTGGTCGAATCTTGGTCTCGGCGATCTTACCGCCGACCCAGAGGTGGAGCTGATGAAGATGAAGATGCAGATGGCGGAAGATTATTATGCTTTCGTTTTCAAAAATTCGAGAAATCAGCAACTTATCGATGAAGCTGACAAGGCTCGTCAGGAGGCAGAACTTGCCTATGTCAACCAAATGGCTACGGCGATGAAGAACCGCCTCTCACAGATGCAGCAGCTTGTGCAGCCTATCGAGACCTTCGGTGCAGAAGTAGGCAAGGCATTTGCTGAAATGCGCAATGATGTAAGCAGCGCACAGGAAGCTATCAAGAACGCTCTGAAGTCTATGCTCGAATCGTGGGGTAATATGGCGCTCAACGATGTGAATACGCAGATGTGGAAGGCTATCAATGATGCAGGTGCCAAGCGAGCCAAGAAGAAAGCGCAGCCTGGTATCGATGCAGCAAGAGCCAACGCTAACGCCAATGCCGTGAAGGAAGACTTCTCTAATCTCGGCACAAAGGCGAATCCGATGTATGTGCGACTGGTAGATGATGGTGCATCTTATCTTACTCAGCAGCCGCAGTCTAACTTCGAGAATCTGCCTCCTCAGCAGCCGGCTCTCGGCTGGAATCCTGATGGTTCACCTATCAACCCTAACAGTCCGGCTATTGTGCCTCCATACGCGCCCCCTGCAACCCCCGAGCAGGCGAATAAGCAAGCAGAGGGTAATGGTGCTCCTCATGCGTGGTCACATCGCAACAGAGACAATGCCGATGCGTTCTATAGTGATGCAGCCACGCAGACGGGTGCTGCTGCAGCCGATGCTATCGCTGGTGGCGGTTCCTTCGTTGATGCCGCAGCTGGTATTGGTGGTTCTTTCATCGGTGGTATTGTGAATACCGAGTTCAAGACTGGTGGCGGTAAATCCAAGGAAGACAAGGAGAAAGCCAACCAGTTGAAGAAAGAGAAGAAGCACCAGAAGGAACTGAGCAAAGAGGTACAGAAGGGCAATAAGGATCGTGAGAAGGTAACTACCCAGGGTGTGAAGAACATCACAGATGTAACCGATGCCGGAAACAAAGAACAGAACGAGGGCACAAAGGTGGCTTTGAATGCGGGTATGGCTATGACGGAAACGGCGCTCACTACCAACCTTGCGAAAACGCAAGCCAATAACGAAGCCATTACCGAATCGGATGCTGCCCGTACACAAGCAGGAATGACCTTCTCTATCGCTGGTGCCATCGGTAAGTGTTTTGATTTCCTGGGCCCTATCGCTGGTCCTATTGCAGCCGCAGGTGTAATGGCTACTTTGATGGGCTTGCTCCAGTGGGCACTCAACTCAGCTTTCAGCGGCGGTAAGAAGAAGAGCAACACTCCTTCTACTAACACCAAGCTTGTAACCGGTATGCTTACCTATGATAGCGGTAACGTGCAGGATTTGAAGCCATTTGTGGCTGATAACGGTGAAGTCTATTGGGCGAAGGAGGATGACGGCAAGCAGATGCAGGGCGTGAAGATGCTCACGTCTCCAACCGCCACCACCGTGAACGGGCAGCCGTCTCTCGTAGCCGAAAGAGGACCGGAAATTGTTATTGGTCGAGAGACCACCCACGCCATGATGATGAATAACCCAGGCTTGCTGAAAGCACTCGTCAACTACGACCGCAACTACTCAGGAAGAAACTCAGCAAGAAGGGCATTTGATAATGGCAACGTGGGTGATGTTCTTGCAGTAGGCACGCAAGCAGACAATGGTAATCTTTCGCCTGGCGCGTCAGCGGCAGACGGATTGCTTGCTGCAAGCGCTGCAAGCAATGCGGCGCTCCTGCAAGCCGTGAATGCGCTCATTCAGCGCCTGAATGAGCCTATCAGCGCCAAAATCAATATGTATGGTCGTGACGGACTGCACGACAGCCTGAATAAGGCTAATCAGTTTATGAAGAATAAATAGAAGAAAGTTTTGTTGATTATTAATTATTAGTTTTTAAGTTTATTATTATTATGTTTTTCGAGGCTGTTTCGCTGTGAAGCGAGGCAGCCTTTTTTGTCTGCGGATTTCAAATCCGCAGGAACGCCTAACGGACACAATTTCTTTTTGGTCCCATTTTGCGACCAACCCCATATTTTAGTGGGCTTTTGATAACTCGCTGATTTAGTGGGCTTTTTGGTCTCAAAATCATATCTTGGTCTCATTTTTCGCCGAAATTCACTACTATATATAAAATTTTCCGTGTATTTTTTCTTTCCCCTAAAATCAAAAACCCCTAACCTCAAACTAGAAGTTAGTAGCATTAACGGCTATGCCGTAAACTTCAGACAATAAGGTGGTTATGGGGATATAAGAGAGTGGCAGCTAGCGGGAGAAATGCAGGATTTTCTACCTATTTTCTATATATTCAAAGAATATTTTTGCATTCCTGCGTACATTAGTTTATAGAAATTAATTAAAAAATGAGACCAAAATAAAGCAAATCGCTGAAAAACAAGCAGATAGCAAAAAATCGGTGTGGGCTAGCAGTGGGACAATGGTGGGTCAGCAGTGTGACAAAATCCCCCATTTTCCTCATTAGGGGACTTTAACATTTCGCCCTTCAAAAATAAAATGAGACCAAAATGAGACTTTTGGGACCAAAATCGGGAGTTTGGTCTCATTTTTGAAAAAATGAAGTTTCGGGTGTGAAAGCTTTTGCCCTTACAGGGCGCATTACTGATTGCCATTATACCCAGGGCGATGCCCTGGGCTAGGAGCTTCTGCCCCTTCAGGGCGTGTGGGAATCACGAAAAATCCGTCTAAATATATAATATTTCTTAAAAATATAACTTATATTATATATTATATAACTAACCTATACTCTTTTCGATTTATTTTTGTATCTTTGCAGCAGATTTTATATAATATAATATATGTAAGGTATGTTTGAAGAGATATGTTCCATCTATCGGGATGCGAAAGATGCACTTGGAAGATACGTCGATATGGAGACGGGCGAGTGCATCACGCAGATGTCTATCCGTGAGTTCTGTCTTACGGATAGGTGGAAGCCGTATGTGGAGAAGCTGAGAGCCATGCGGCAGGAATTTGGCAGCAAGGCGAAGAAGATGCCGGAGTATATCGACACAAAGAAGATGCTTCCTGGTGCCACACTGAGCGGTCTCTTCCGTCTTTACGAAGACGAAAGTCTTACCCACCCCGGTCAGCGGGTGATGGTTTCCCGAAGAGAAACCCACCTTCAGCAGCATACTGGATGGCTCGCCATCGACATCGACCTTCAGGACAATCAGCAGCTTACCAATTTCGAGAATATCCGCATGGTGACTCGCTTCCGCCCGGAGATTGGCTTGCTGATGCGTTCCTGTTCGGGTACCGGATATTTCGGACTGGTTCGCCTGGCTTATCCCGACAGGCACAAGGAGCAGTTCAAGGCTATCCTCAAGGAATATGCAGCTCTGGGCATCGTGCTCGATAAGCAATGCGGCAATATCGGACGTGTGCGCTTCGCCTCATGGGATGATGCCGACCACATCTATATTAATAACAATGTGCAGCCATACCAGGGCTTGCAGATGGAAGAACCGCAGGTGATACCGCAGGCAAGACCGATGTATCAGCAGCGCAGTTCGCAATCTCCGAGTAACGCCTCTAGCGCTTACGGCAATGGCTACGACAATAAAGCCTTCTGGAATGATCCTCGCACGCAAGACCGCATCATCGAACTCATCGTAAAAGCCTTGGTGAGCCGAAACATCAACATCACGGAAAGCTACGATGAGTGGACCAAGGCAGGTTGGGCATTGAAGGCGCATCCCTATGGCGAACGTCTGTTTCACGAGCTTTCGGCATGTAGTCAGAAATACAATGCTGCTCAAGCATCGCAGAAGTGGCGACAGTTGGGCAGAAGCACCACCGTGAGTTACAATTACCTCATCCACGCCTGCAAGGAGAATTTAGGCCAAGGAGAATATCACTCTATCCTGCAGCAGGTATGGAGGGAAAGAGGCTAATAAGAAAAGTTTTTTAAATACGTATAAGATTATGGCAAAGATAAATGTAAAAATCCCGAAGGGGTCATGGCTCGACCAGAAAGGTCAGCGATGGATGAAAGTAATATTCGATGTAATGTCCGATTTCGGGGGGGGGTGAAAAGTTCATCCGTCAGATCAATTTGGACTTCACCTGCAACTTCGATTTCGGACTGAAAAGATATGTAGTTAATATGGATGATTATGGTAATCTGCGAAACGTTGTGTTGCAGAAATACCCATCGCTGGCGAGGTATGGAGCCTTCCGACTGGTGATGACAACTCATCAAGTAAAATGATAAGATTATGAAATTGATAACGATTATTGGTCCCTCTGGGGCTGGCAAGGATACGGTAGCGCTCATGTTGTCTGCCATCCTGGGATATGAAGTGCTTTGTTCCTATACCACCAGACCTATGCGTGAAGGTGAAGTGGACGGCAAGGAGCATCATTTTGTCAAGGAATGCAACGTTCCCAAAAGCGAAATGCTTGCTTATACCCGATACGGCAACTATGAGTATTGGACGGAGAAGAAACAGATAAATGGTGCTGCCATTTATGTCATCGACGAGAAAGGACTGATGGAGCTGATGGAGCGCTGCCCGAAGGCTAAGATCATCACCGTCTATGTTTCGGCAAAGCCGGAAACTTTGAAGAAGCGCGTTATCTCTGAGGAACGTACCGACAGAGACCAGTATCGTGTTCAGATTGATTTCAACAGCTATGACTATGTGATACCCAACAACCGCTCGATATTCCATCTTTGGGATTTCGTGGCGTTCGTAGCCAAGAAGATAAGAGAGCAGGAATTGGGCATTCCTAACCATGCTGTAAAGTAAGTTCAAAGTGAATATCCAGTATCGTTACAATACAGACTGAGTACAGACTGAGCATAGATAGAATAATATATAAACATCAAATAAAGAAACAATATGAAAATGATAATTCCTGGTGTTGAGTGGTGGCCTCAGAAGACCGCCGCTCAACAGATTGCCCGTGTAGGCAGAATCTGCTACAAGAGCAAGGGTAAGCAGCCTGACGAGAATCTTTCTGAAGAGCAGAAAGAGAAGTTCCTGGAAGAACAGGCAGTAAAGTTGGCCAACCGTTTCTGGGAGAGTGGTCACCGCTCTATGTACCGACATGGCACCCTCTATTTCTTCGTGAAGAACGACAGCAAACTGCCGAAGCATCTTTGGTCTTTCCTCGTTGCATCGCCTTACATCAATTATGCAGTGCAGGAAAAGAAGGTCTGGATCAGCAGCAATATGCAGTTCCTTTGCGAGCATGGCAATATACTCGAAATCCTCTCCCCATTCAATGTGAAGGAAGCCGAGTTTATCGAGAAGGCACTGAAATATGATTTCAAGGAAGCCCTTTATTTCCTCCGTATGACGCTTGTTGTTACCACACAGATCAGCACCAGCCGTGAGTTGAATCGCACATCGCCTAACTGCATCAGCGAGCAGAGCACCCGCTACGTGAACCTGGAGAAGAAAGGTGGCGTGCAGATTGCCCGTCCGCACTGGTTGCATGAGGGCACGAAATGGCAGAAGTTCCTCTATCTCTCCGGCTGCAAGATTTCCGACTGGCTCTATCGCCGTTTGCTGAAATCGGGCATGAAGCCGCAGGATGCCCGCGGTATTCTCCCTCTCGATACCTATACGGTGGTAGCCTATACCTATACCATCACCGAGTGGCAGCATATCCTCGACCTCCGCTTCAGAGAAACTACCGGCAAGGCGCATCCTAATGCCAAAGAAATCGGTTTTGAAATCAACCGCATCATCAGTGAGAGAATGGAAATGTTCAAGGCTCAAAAGAAATAAGATAATCGCCCAATAAGGGAGATTATGATTAATAGAGTCTCTTATGTCTCTGTTTTATGATGGTTTCAAAAATTGCAACTGTCATAAATGGAGCCTCCGTTCCCAGCGATTCCGTCGCTGGTCCGTACAGAAAAAAGTAAAAAAGCAATAAAAAGCAATGGGAACAAAAAACAAAAAACAACAGCAGCAGGCATTGGCCAAGCGTGAGCAGCAGATCAGAAATCTGCCGACCATCTATACCTTCAACTTCAAGGATGTGCCTGCAGAGCAATATGTCAAACCATTGGAAACTCTCTTTTCCAATGCCGATTTCTATAATTTGATGGAGAATCGTAACGAGATGGTACGTTCTGCTTGCCGCATTCCTCAGAACTCTCCTAAGATGCCCCTGCTTATCAAGGCTATTCAGGATAAGGATCTGAAACTTGCCAAGCAGGTATATGCCGCACTCGTACAGATTAACCTGCACAGCAAGGTTACTTTCGATTTCCTCAATTTCGGTCAGTTGCTCCGTTATTACGTAGATTATTCCAAGCCAGGCATCCGTGAGACGGTTTCCCGCCTTTCCGTCAATCTCGACAAGATAACTTTCTATGCCGATAGTCTGGAAGACCTTCTTAACCAGGCAAGAGCGGATATGAGAGAAATTTTCAATGGCACTACCGAGTTCAAGCAGTTTGATGGTGTAGTGGAAAGCCTGAAGCAGTTGGAAGGTTTCTTCAATTATTCCCGCACCAAAGACATCAACAGCAAAGATAATGCCCTCTACTGCGAGTATGCCGACAGCATCAATGCCTATATGGAGAAGCGCATGCAGACCTATTCAGCAAAATATCGCAAGCTGCATCCCCAGCTCCCTGGCTTCACCCAGGATCAGATGATAGAAGCCCTCAACCTCTTCTTCGAGGAGAACGGTAAGTTCAATGAGAGCTTCATCAGTACTACCGAGAGTGGAGGCAAGTATATTGATGCCGTAAAGCTCTCCTTCAACATCGACGAAGAGCAGACCAAGAAGCTCGATAAGCTGGTACCAAAGCCGAAGGAAGGCAACTCCATCCAGAAGTATTGCCTGAACGTTACCGATGCAATCATGCTCTACTATGCCCAGCAGAAAGGCATCGCCTTCGCCTAATCAATAAAGTAAAAAAACAATGCCAAATATCTATCTCCGTCTCCCCACCTCCCGCTGCCAGTTCTTCCGGCACCGCGATCCCAAGCTCACCCTGGCAAAGGATGAGCCGGTAGTGTTCAGTAACTACTCGCACGAGCACTTCATCATGCGCAACTCCCTCATCAATGCCCCAGCCCGCAGCAGCCGCATCGACCTCGGCTGTTTCTCCCAGCAGCAATGGTGCAATATGCTCACGGGCAGGCACCCTGCCGGAGGCAAGGTAATGATGCGCCGTGATGCCGGAAACTGGCTCACCTTCCGAGAGGTTCAGCAGCTTAACGGTCGCCTGACCGACGGCAAGGGAGCCAATGATGATTACCTCTGCATCCGCTTACCCAGCGAAGTAGAGATTGTCGATACCGTTTATTCCGTAAAGCCTACCTTTACCCTCGATACGAACGGCATGCGTGCGCTGGCGGTCTCACTCAACAATGATTTCAAGCGCAGCCTCGTAGAATGGTCGCTATCCACCTTCGACTTCTGTACCTCCAAAGGCAGGGTTATCGCCCGCTCCCATAACGCTATGCTGGAGCGCTATCTGATGCGTTACGGCATAGAAGCCAGCGAGGAAGAGAAAGACGTATTGCGCCGCATCATCGGCAGATGGTTCCGCACGGAGCACTGCTTCTTCAAGAGCTATTCCTGTGTGGATATGCAGTATAAAGATAGCCGTGATAAGCCCAATCGCATCGATGAAGTGCAGTGGCTATGATTTTACACCTTATATAATAGGTGTTAATTCGTAAGATAATAAACGTTAAATAATAGATAAATCAAGGAAACAGTATGAAATTACCCGATAGTTGCAGAGAGTTATTTCTTGAGGGAATAACCGATGCTTATTTTTATGCCGCAAGGGACAGTTCCATCCCTATTCCATTCAGCATACCGCTGATATTGCAGATAAACGGATGCAGGTTTGCCGGCGAAGCACTCCATGTTGCCACCAGTGAGGGCAATAATTATGTAATATCTGATGGCATCACCGCCAAGCAGACTTCTTCAGAGGGTGGCAACGGTACCGTCTTCAAGTTCGAGATTACCGCCAATATCCGTGACGGAAAGGGAAATATACCCGAAATCATTAAGAATATGCACGGAAAGGACTATTATATAGTCTTGCGCAAGCAGGATGACTCGCTTTATCTGTGCCATACGCTGCCTGGCACCTTCGGTATCACCGATTCCGTAACCAGTCAGAACGATGCTGAGACCCGTAGCATTACGGCTATCTGTCAGGCGATGTCGGAGTTTATTTCGATAACGATTTCTTAATTAGTTACAGAAAAATCAGTATCTAATTATCTTCTAGTTTTTTTTAAAAGCTTATATTCATAATAATGTTAAATTAGATTTGAGTTTCAGCCCTGCCGTCCGTGAGGATCGCAGGGTTTTTTATTTTCTCCTAAATCATAGCTATTTCGGCATATAGGCTTATTTTGTCCCTATACGCCCACGCATTTCCATTACCTTTGCCCTCAGAAAATATCAATAGTCTTCTAGCATAATAACAAGGTAAGGAGATTTGTTTTCAGGATAACGATAACATACATTAATTTTTAAAATTCTATTACCCACATGAAAGGTCTTTATGAAATTCTGACCGAAAAGAAGTGGATGGTGAACCCCGATTTCGTGCATGGCATTCGCAAAACGATCGAGCAGAACTTAAATACTCATACAGCGTTTACCAAACCGGAAAAGACTTGTGGATTCGTCACTGCAAAGGATGATAAAGGAAACACCTACTATCCGGAGGAATATCAGATTTCCGAGGATGGCAAGCAGGTGAGAGCTAACTATCAGCTCGACTATCCGGAAGATGATGAGCGGGCGCAGAACTTTCCGTTTGTTTCGGTTCTCACCGTAGATGGTCCTATCACTCGAAATGGTGGATATTGCTCTTATGGTTCTATCGACCATCGCGATATGATGATGCGTGCGGCTGATCATCCGCTTTGCCGAGGTCATCTTTTTATCATCAATACTCCTGGCGGTTCGGCTTGGGCTAAGAACGATTACGCACTTGCCATCGACTATGCCCACTCCAAAGGTCAGAAGGTTATTGCTCTGGTAGATGGTATGTGTGCCAGTGCAGGTATGTATCTCGCTTCTCTTTGCGATGAGCGATATTACCTGAATCCGAAAGACCAGGTTGGTTGCATCGGCGTGATGGCTGCATTCTATACTTTGGCTAATGGCTCAAAGGATAAATACACGGATGAGACTTATCACGAGGAGTATGACCCAGAGTCATTCGACAAGAATAAGGCTTACCGCGACATCGCCAACAAGAACGACAACAAGGAACTCGTAAAAGAGCTTGCCGAGTTGGGTGTGGAGTTCAGAGCCGATGTAAAGAAAGCCTGTCCTAACGCTATTGAGGATGTTCACCTGAAAGGTAAGGTCTTCAATGCTGAAGACGTGAAGGGAATCCTTATGGATGACCAGAGTACCTTTATGGTTTGCGTTCAGCGTTGTTTCGCTCTCTACAACGGCACAGCCGAGCCTATCAAACGAGAGGCTTCTATCCAAAAGCCGGAACCGGAAGATAACGAGCCGGAGCAGGCATCAGCATCCACCGCACAAGAAAATCATCAACATACTATTCATCAAAAATCAATCAATATGGCAAATTATCCAAAGATCAATGCCGCTTGCGGTATGCAGGATGGTCAGCAGATTGAGGTGAAGGAGGAAGGCGCATTCATGAATGCCCCATTGCTCGACACCCTCGAAGCTCATCTCGCATCGCAGGAGCAGGCTGTGGCTGATGCCAAGCAGAAAGCCACCACAGCAGAGCAGAGCCTTGCCGATCTTCAGGCAAAGCACGACGCGCTCGCTGAAACCATCGCCCAGAAGGACGAGGAGATTAAGAACCTGAAAGAGGCAAAGGCTAAGGCTGATGAGGACATCAAAGCCCTCAACGACGCTAAGGCAAAGGCTGATGAAGAGAAGGCAAAGGTAGATGAGGAGTTGAAGACCGCACAGGCTTCACTTGCTACTGCCCAGCAGACTATCGCCGATAAAGACGCTCAGATTGCTGAGTTGAACGAGAATCCAGGTGAGGAGCCAGCACAGGGTGCTGCACCTCAGAACAATGGTGAGGGTGCAAAGGCTCAGAACCTCCGTGAGTTCGACCCATCAAAGTATAAGACCAATGCCGAGCGCAAGGCTGCCTTCGAGCGTTTTACTCGTGGCGAGGAGTAACCCCTCCATCATCAGGATAACATAAAGTATTCAGGTTAAAACATTCTTATTCATTTTTTAATTATTAGTTGAAATTATGGCAACACTTCCTAAAGATTTTATCGGTACTACTGCCTTGCAGCACGTAGCCGAGCAGGTAACTAAGGAAATCCTTATGGGTCCAGGTTACACCGATGCAGAGGAGATGGACCGCTTGAAGATTGACATCATCACTGGTGTTCAGTTCAAGCGTACAACTCACATCCTGCTCCGTAAGGGCGGTACTACCCGTCGTAAGGACGTTCACACTAAGGTGAACAGCGAGGCGGGATTTTTGAAAGAACGTACAATCGTCTGCAAGCTTGCTTGGGACCATTATACCGATAACATCGACAAGTACTGCGAAACAGTATTCGGTACAGACGCACAGGGTCAGTACCCTCTCGCAACCGAGGCTGCTACCGCAATTCTCCGTAACTACGCCGACAACCTTACCGCTTGCTTGTGGAATGGCGACATCAGTCTTGATAAGGGTGACGAGAGCACTCCTGCTTCAGAGCAGGCTTTGGCTTTGTATGACGGCTTCCATACGTGTATTAAGCACGACATCGAGGCTGGCATTATCAGCGAGGCTAACGGCAACTTGATTCCTTGTGAGTCAATCGCAGAGCCTTCTGACAACAACGACTCTACCCCATACGACAACTTCTTGGCATGGCACATGAAGTGGGATGCCCGTCTGCGCAAGCAGAATACACTCGTTTATATGAGCGAGCAGACAGCCCAGTACATCGCTGCAGGTTACGCTAACAAGTTCCACGGCAACTTCAAGGTTGACTATGAGGTAGGCGGTAACTTCAAACTCCCAGGTCTCTCTCGTGTAACCCTCTGCCCTATCGCAGACTTCGGTGAGGGCGATCGTATGTACGCTACCATCGAGAAGAACTTCGTTTATGGCGTTGATACACTTAGCAACCAGACTTACGTCGGTGTTAAGGTCGGCACTGACACAGATATGCGTGACGTGCAGTTCCAGATTCAGTCAATTCAGGGATCGTTGGCACCTCGCAATCCGTTCAAATACGCCTTTGCGATGTCAGACGGCAACCTTGCAACAGCAGAGTACGTAGCTGGTGACTACACCAATTCTAACCTTGTGGTAACAACCGCAATGGAGGATGCTTCTCCTGTTACCGATGGTAAGGTGAAGGTAAACGGCGTAGAGTACACTAAGCCAGTAGCCACAACCCCTAACCAGGTTATTACCCTGGAGGCAGAGAGCACTACTGATGTATTCTCTCACTGGAGCACTGGCAGCAAGGAGAAGAAGATTCAGTTCGCCGCCACCGGTATGAGCATGGGTATCACCGCCTTCTTCAAAAAGGGTTAACCCCCTCCCCTGCCCCCGTTCCCAGCGATTCCATCGCTGGTCCAACAGGCAAAAAGGCAGTCCTCTATAAATCCTCGGCGGCGGTCGCCTGACCTGGCGGAATATGGCTTCCGTCGCCATTTCGTTTAATCATCAAAAAAGATACAATTATGACAGAAACTGTAACATGCCCAGAGATCAAGGATATTCTCTCTGAGAACGAATGTCTGGAGAACTTCGGTGGTCTTGGCGTAAACGTATATGTCTTTATCAAGAGTGATCTTGCTGCCCCTCTTGAGCCAGAGGCAGGCAAGAATACTTATGCATCACTGACTGCTGCATCCTTCAAGAAGGGTAAGGGTCTTTTTAAGTTCGAGTGTCAGGATGGCGGTCAGGGTCATACCTGGGAAAACTTGGGCTACAGAAAGGGCTTTAAGCAGACTTTGGAGTACGTTCTTGAGAGTGTAAGCGCTGGTTCTGCGTATGTGGCTCGTGGTCTTAATAACCTCAAGTGCGGTTATATCATCGAGGACGGCAAAACGTCTATCTTGGTTTATGACAAGCAGCACGACTTCAAGTACGACTCCGGTAATATTAAAGGAGACACGGGCAAAAAACCAGAAGATGATCGTATGGTCACACTGAGTGGTTCTTTGAGTCCGACAACTTACGGTCGCTATGAGATTGCCGCACCTGAAAGTGGCTGGGATTCTCTCTGCAACGGTGCAGGCACATCGGGGGAAGTGTAAGCGGAACTGACAAGAGCGATACCAATTCCGCTTCACGGCAGTCATCTAAGCGGAGCAAGCAGGTAGCATCTATCAATGATGAAACCTCTATGCCCGGCGAGAACGATGACTAATCGCTCCCCCTATCCAATGCGTTCCATTGGCAATTTACTCTATAAATCAAAGCCTCGGTATTGATCCTTAATAAAATAAGGCAAGATACCGGGGCTTTTCGCATTTAAAACTGCACATATCTTTCATTTTTTAATATCTTATCCCATAATTAGATTTTTTTATGCAAAATGCGTTTCCGCATAGAATATTTTTCTTATTTTTGCAGCATAAAATTTTAATTTATATAATGTATTTTAAAGAGTAAGAGCTTATGGAACTAAGACATTTACGTTCGTTTGTGTATGTGTCAGAGACGCTTTCTTTCAGTATCGCCGCCACCCGATGCTTTGTCACCCAATCCGCCATCAGTCAGCACATCAAGGCTCTGGAGGATGAACTGGGATGCAAGCTGCTGATACGCACATCGCACAGCATCATGCTCACCGAGAACTGGGAGGCACTTCTGCCACGTGCCAAGGAAATGCTGAAGTTGGCGGAAGACTGCAAGGAGCATATCAATGCACTCAACAACTGCATGACCGGAGAACTGCGCATCGGTGTAGGTTCCTTTATCGCACCCTATATCCGTGTGGCTGCACTTATATTCATGGAGCGATACCCTAACGTAAGAGTGAATGCCGAATTTACCAAGGCAACGAGCCTGAACCGCCTGTTGCGAGACCACATGCTGGATCTCGCTTTTACGATGAACGAAGCCTATACCAACGAGGGCATCGAGAGCCATCCCTGCATCCCATTCAGTATTTGTGCCATCATGCGAAACACACACCCTCTTGCTAGGAAAGATAAGGTAACATACGATGACCTGCTGAAGCATGGCATCATCATGCCCGATGTAGGCGAACGTGTTTTCAACACTTTTCAGCAATATTTGCAGAACGATCTCACCAAATTAAGCGTAAAGTGTATCCTCAGCGACCCAGACGAAGACCTTGCCATCATAGAAGATACTCACCTGGTTACTTTTATGCCGAAGCTGTATCTGAAGAACCACCCTACCCTTATAGCCCGTCCTATCCAGGGCATAGGAGAAGAACTGATGAGTAATGCCCACTGGATGAAGGATGTACCTATGAAACGTTCGTCACAACTCTTCCTCGACATTATCAGGGACGAAGCCATCCCGTATATCAAGGCTTTGGAAGAAACCATGTAGTTGGTACCAAAGTACATTTGTACTTATGTACTTCTGCACGTTTGTACTTTTTCTTATCTGTCTATTAGTGTTCCTGCTTCATGATTTATCAGCAAGAACATCTAATGAAAATCACTTTTCAGTTTACTTCATTCATGTTACCTTTGCATACGATTCCGATATTGGAAGAATTTAAACACAAAAAACTATGCAGGTAAAAACGAATGATGGCAACTATGATGTTGCCAGCAAGGGATTGGGTAATACCGCCCTTGGACTTGGTATCGCAGGTTTGGCTACCAGTTTGCTGGGTGGCGGTGCATCCTTGTTTAACCTCGGCAGAGGCAACAATGGCATGACTGCCAATCCGAGTGATCCGGATGCACGCTTCGTAACCAAGGGTGAGGCCAACCTTATGCAGGAGAACTCTACATTGAAGACTGAACTGGCTATCCAGAAGAGCGAGAACTATGCCGACAAGAAGATGGTAGAGATAACTCAGTATCTCGACGGTAAGGTTCGCCAGCTCGAAAACAAGGTGGATGCCAACAAGGATGCACAGCAGGCGGTCAACGCAGAGCAGATGGCATATAATGCCGCTGCCAACGCAAACATCGACGTGCTGAAATCGCAGGTGGCTTCACTCACGAGTGTTACCAAGCTGATGATTCCATCGGGCAATGTTTGTCAGATGGGATGCGGATGCGCTTGTAACCAGTAACCGTATTCTCTGATAAAAGGAAGAAACGATATGGATTACAAGAACTCGCAAATCCTGGCAGCGGTAGTGTCCGAATGGGCACGCCCTGCCATCTCTCAGATAGCGGCTGGCAATCTGATGCACTTGCCTATGCTACAGTCTCTCCAGGCTACCATCGGCAGCATGGGACTGGTGAGCGGCAACTATTCTCTGCAAGCCGATATAGAACCGATGATTCAGCCTGTGGTCAATGCGCTTGTCACCCCGATGCTCGCCAAGTATTTCGGGAACATTCCCGAAGAGAGCATTCCGCAGATGGCGCACGATGTGGTAGAGCAGCTTCGCTACAAAGGACCGCTCTCTATCCTGGAGGGTGTGATAACCTTTGACGAGGAGGATCTTGACGAACTCGCCGACCTTCTTCAGAAGAACCTTCCGGTAGAGAAGACCCAGGGCTATCAAGTGAAACATTAATGCGGCGGTGAAGTCGTCGCTCTATTAAAACAGAAAAGAGTATGAACAAAAGAACAATTCCAGCCTGCATCATGGCTACGCTTGCAGTAGGTGCAACCGCCACTGCTCCCTATTATGATGTAAATATCACGCAGCAGCTCTGTGCTCCTTCATGCGTGGACGAGACTCCGGTTTTCAACCCTCAGTTCTCTGTAAAGAGTATTGACAACGTGGGTACTTCGCAATATCTCATAACCATTCACGTAGAGGGTGTTATCAGTTACGTGCCTTGCAACTGCGGCTCCTGCTGTACCCGCTCGCAGGTAGTAAGTCAGGATTTCACCATTCCTGTCTTCTCTGCTACGGCAATCACGAACGTTACCACATCTCTTGGCAGCGTGAAAAACCGTCTTGTCAAGGTAGCCTGCTGCTCCTGCAGCAAGACTTTCGTGTGCGATGCTCCTTTAACACTCACCATCGCATGACTATCCACCAACAAAAGGAAAGGTAAGAAACGATGAAGTATATTCAGTTGATAGATCAAGCCCGCGCTCACGGCGTGGCTACCGAGAAGAAGATGATGGAGGCGATGGAGCAGTTGAGCTGCGACCTCGCCTCCCTGGAGGAAACAAATCCGGAATTGTACTGGTGCATCCTCCGTCACCAGCACGCAGTGTTCTATGATCGTCATTACAGTGAGAAAATGGCCAACCATGATGTCTGCCATCTTGTGTACAGCAAGAAAGGCGAGAATGGCGAATTGGTAGGAACCGGGGCGCATTGGACCAAATCGCAGATAGCGAATGCCACCAAAGGCATGAAGTTCCGTGAAAAGGTGAACGATTGGGATAAGTATGTTGCCTTCAATGCCATGTATGCTGACCTGTGCAGCGATATGACAGAAGATGAAATCATCAGGGCAGCTTATCTCTTCTATTTTCAGGATGCAGACTGGCAACCCGAAGAAGACGATTGTACTAAGATATGGGACTATATGTCCGCTCACGCTACGATGTAGTTTGTTTTGATATTAGGTAATATGGTTTTCGCACTAGCGAGTGCAAGTATTTAAAGTAAAAAGATTGGGATAACATTTTTTGAAGCCTCTTTGCGCCTGTAAAAGCCGCAGGGAGGCTTTCTTTGTCCCCATCATCTTTTTAGCATTTGCTATCTTTGCCATCAGAATAAAAACGATAAAACAGAAAAGATATGGCAAAGATTCAACCTCTTGCAGATTTCATCCTCTCCTTCGAGGGAGGTTACGTCAACCACCCCAACGACAAGGGCGGTCCTACCAACATGGGTGTAACCCTCAAAACCTGGCAGACCCAAGGCTACGACAAGAACGGTGATGGTCGCATAGACGCAAAGGACGTGAAGCTCATTACAAAAGCCGATGCTATCTCCATCCTTCGCCGTTGCTACTGGAACCGATGGAAAGCCGATGCTATCAAAGACCAGAGCATCGCCAACATCCTGGTAGATTGGGTATGGCTTAGTGGTACCCCAGGCATCACCCTCGTACAGGCAATGCTGGGAGTAACCGCCGATGGTATCGTAGGCAACAGAACCCTCAAGGCGCTCAACGACCAGAACCCTAAGAAGTTTTTCGAGCGCATTAAGGCACGCCGCAAGCAGTATATCGCACGCGTCTTCGCCAAGCGTCCTAGCCAGAAAGAATTTGAGGCAGGCTGGCTCCGTCGCCTCAATGCCATCAGTTACGGCAGTCTCATCACCAATGGTGGAATGGAAATAAGTTTTTAACAATAAATAGATAAAAGATTTATGGCAAGTTACAATGGAAACATCGACCTTTTAGCTCTGAATGGAGCAAAGGTCTTAGTAGGTATCGATGAGAAGAATGCGCAGCGTCCTTACGTCTGCATTCCTATCGATGTAAACGAAATTCGAGTAGATACATCAAAGAATGATGCAAGTAAAACTCAGGCAAAACTGAGAGTTAACATCCGGCCTTTCAATGAGGCGTACAAGAATAAGATTCGCCAGAGTGCAGCCGAGCGTGGCGATACCCAGGTGAGTGTACCAACCCACGAAATGCAGCTCTCGTTCTCCACCGAGTACGTCAAGGCAGTAGCCAAGGCATTCCCGAAACTCGTAGAGCAAGTAAAGGAAGCCAACAAGGATCGAGACCCCGACATCGTAAATCAGGATTTCAACGATGAGAACTCTCACCTCTTCAAGGCAATCCGCACCCGCATGAATAAGCGCATCGTCAGCCTCTATCAGCCACAGCCTACCGCCCAGCAGCAGACGTACCCACAGCAAGCCTACGGAGCCGCCGGCAACGCTACCGCCTATGTACCGCCAGCAGATGGAGGCAATGATTATTCATCAATGCCAGGTTACGATGATCCTAACAGCGACCTGCCATTCTAGCCACCGTTCCCAGCGATTCCATCGCTGGTCCTTTAATATATAAGAATATGCAAGAACAGATAAACCTCACCCTTCCGAAGGGTTGGAATCAATGCACCCCCACTCAGCTGGAGCAGATTGCCCTCATCATGCTAGAGCAGATAGAGAAATCCAAGGCAGACCGCTATCACCCCTTCGATATGCAGAAGGTGAAGATAGCCGTCTTCTTCCTCTTTGCCGGGATAAGCATCAATGCCTATCCCGACCCTCGCCAGCCCATCAATGAGCAGCACTACCTGGTAAGCATAGAGCCGCAGAAGAAGAGCCTCCTGAAGAAGCTCCTCTCCCTCAGCGCTCCCGTTCCCAGCGATTCCATCGCTGGTCCCCAGTCGGCTAGCCATTTTCCCCTCTATCTTTGGCAGCTCAATTATTGGCTCTCCCCGAAAGCCAAGACCGATGATAAGACCTCCCCTGAGTATATCGCTCAGGGTGCAGGTCTTCTCGACTGGCTGGATGCAGATAGCGGCAACTTCCTCACCCGCTTCCCCTATCCATCTATCCGGCAGAAAGCCAAGTGGTATCGTCGTGCAAAAGCTTTCCGCGGTCCTAACATCGATCTCGATGGTTTCTCCTGGCAGCAGTACCGTTTTGCCAGCGATATGATGCAGACCTACACCCGTTTGGACAATAATCTGATAAAGATGAAGAAGATGGATAAATTCACCGAGGAACAACTCCAGACGCAAGCCCAGAGTGTAGCCAGTGCAAGAAACATGTTCCTTGCCACCATCTTTAACACCACCACCCAGTACGTCGATCCGATAACAGGTATCACGAAATACGATTTTCACTACGAGTCGAAGCAGTTCACCGAGAACGCAGGTTATTTCGTCAATTATCCGGAAGCCAACTGGCAGGTTATCCTCTTCTGGTGGAGTGGCATCATGCACACCCTAGCCCGTCGCTACCCTCACGTATTCAAGGTGCAGAAGGTAGATAATAAAAAACCGCAAACCCCGATGGAAATCTACACCGCCACCACCGCCACGATGCAGAAGTATGCCGGCTTAACGGAAGATCAGGTCAACACCCAATCCTACTCCCTCGTTCTTGAACATCTCGAAAGGTTGTCGAAAGAGAATGAGGAAGTGGAAAAAATGAGGAGAGGAAAATGATAGACGTAAAGGTATCTGTACATCCTTTGAGTCATAAACAGAAATGGAAGAAATGGGCGGGGCTTTCTCCTGCACTCAGAGCCACCGATTACAAATGCCCACACTGCATAAGGATAGAGTATGAATAACCATCGTTTTTACCAATATCCACGAGGCGAGAATAAGGGCGGTATTCTAAATACGGATCTCTGCCCTACCATTACCATCAATGCGTGGGAGCAGAACGTTTTTCTGATAAAGAAATATGAGTAATAACAACCAACCTCAATATAAGCGAGGAACGATTATCAAGAACGGAAAGAGATATGGCTTTTATCCCGATGGTTCTCTCTATCGGATATACTCCACCTCTGACCGTCCGTTTCTTGAAATCGTGGATATAGAAGGTAAAACCTTCCTGCGCATCCGTCAGGCGACAGAGCAAGGCTATACCGATTGCCCTGCACCCGGTGCAGCCGATTTGAATTACCCTACCTCCGCATTAAGACGTAGCCGCACGGTAGGGGGTGGTAAATTGGTAAATGCACTCACGGCTGCCAGTAGCAATCCGTTTGTGTTTGTAGAATTATAAACAAAAAAAGATTTATAGAGCAAAACAAAATGATAACGAAATTCAATTTCAAGGATAAGACCATTAAGTCTTATGCCATCCGAAAGCTGACACCCTTCGAGTGTTTCCGACTCATGGGTGTGCGAGATGATGTGATCCGCACGATGCAGAGTACCAATGCCGAGGCAGCCGAGCGAGTAGCTGGCTATAAGAGCAAGGGAAAGGCAGAAGATATGGCAGTATCAGCCAGCCAGCAATATAAGCAGGCAGGCAACTCCATCGTGGTAGATGTACTTGCAGCCATCTATCAGCAACTCTGGCACCCGAAAGAACCGAAGCGTGAGGCACAGACTTCTTTCTTTGCCGATTTCTTCCCAGAAGACCAACTTTCACCCTATCCGGTAGATAAGAACCACGGTGAAAAACTTATCCTCACCACCTTCTCCGGTTACGACTCGCAGTTGATGGCAGCCGATGTTCTCGCCCAGCAGCATCCTGATTTCCGTTGGACGTGCGTAGGCTGGAGCGATATAGACAAATACGCCTGTCAGATGCACGACCTTATCTTTCCGCAGTTTGCCGATAAAGCTTTGGGCGATATAACCAAAATCGACTGGCAGCAAGTAAAGAATAATGTGGGGGGGCAAGAAATCGACCTTTTCACCTATTCCTCACCTTGTCAGGATATATCGCAAGCCGGCAAGCAGATGGGCTTGAAGGAAGGTTCCGATACCCGTTCGGCATTATTGTGGCGAGTAGCCGATGCCGTGGAAGTGTTGCGCCCGAAGTATCTGCTTCAAGAGAATGTGGCAGCCCTGGTAAGCGAAAAGTTTATGCCCGATTTTCAGAAGTGGCTTGATAAGCTCTCGTCTCTCGGCTACGTAAGCCGATGGGCAAGGCTCAATGCCAAAGACTATGGTGTTCCGCAGAACCGTGACCGTGTTTTCTGCCTCTCAATGAGAAAAGATGTAGCCTTCGATTACCAGTTTCCCGACCCTATTCCGCTGAAGAGAAAGTTGGAAGATGTGTTGCAGGAGGAAGTAGATACAAGGTTTTTCCTGAAAGATGAAGCCGTCAGCAAGTTCCTTCAGGCAAACGATAAAGACACCTGCGTCTTCCATCAGTTCGAGATAGAGCCGAGCCACGAGAACGCCATGGCATTGAAAGCCATCCTCACTCTTTATATAGAAGAGGCGCATCTTTGGTATTGCACTCCAAAAGAACTGCAGGAGAAGATTTCTTCTGCTCACGAGGACATCATCATGCCGCTGTTCAATGACTGGAAAGAGAACGGCAAGTTTGAAAATCCTAAGTTAGATAATTTGTATCATCAGTTTTTAGAGAGGAAATAAATATGAGTATAACACATCATTCGCAGCAACTTCCTCATAACCCACAATTCCCACAATGTTGTTGGGATTTAGATTTTATGGGAAACGAGGAATATGGAGATAACGGGCAGAAGTATCTTTATCATTGTCCGCATTGTGGAGCAGAATTGGAGGTTTACGAACCTTTGGAAGAAGATAAATCTCAATATCCATTTTGGCAATGATAAAAGTAATTTCTCTAAATCCCGACCCTATCTATCTCGTAGTAAGCAGGTGTTTGAAATCGCAGTATCAGCGAAACTCGATAGTAAACTTTCTGAAGGCTACAGGTGGTAGGGCTGCAACGGCTGTAATAGTAAGATATGATTAAAGATTTGTTTTCATTAAGCATACATCATAAAATGCCGATAAACGTAGATAGCGATTGTTTTCATTGTCCGGTCTGCACCCATTATCACAAGCTGGCATTATCAGATATACTTCCTGGGTTAAAACGTAGATGCAACCGCGAAGGAGCGGTAATAGTAGAACTATGAATAATAATCGCCCCATCATCCTTGGCTCGTATAGCCCTTCCCAAAACGGCATTGTCGTGCATCCGAAAGGTATTGCCCTTTGCCTTAATGGTGGTGGCAAAGGGCATGATGTAGATAAACCGAAAATATTATTAGAGTATGAATAAGGTTATCCCTTTCGTAAAACGATTCAAGGCTTTATGCCCACGATTAGAAGGCTACTCCACCGCCCTATCATCGAGATATGATGGATGGGGTGGGCTGTACGACAACCATGGGCAACATACGATATTATTATTAGTATATGAATAAGGTTATAATAGATAAAGGCAGCATTCCTCCTCACGAAGACGAGGAGGATGATCCTAATGATATGCCACCTTTCATATTAATAGAATATGATTAAGATATTAGCCATTCACGAGGCGAGAACAGAGCACGCCAAGGAAGTACGCAAGCAGACCGGCACCAATGATTATCGGGATAAAGCCATCTTCTTCCGCGATAATCATTTGATGCAGTGCATTGGCACCTTCCATACGAAAGATAATCTTCTTGCCTTTAGTTATGAATAAAATATGATTCAGCAAGCCATCATTACTCACTATCGAACTGAGGAAGCGAAGGCTTATCGCAAGATACACGGCGACAGAGGCGGTTGTCGTTATCAGGATAAGTATCATCGCCCAAGCCCTTACCCCTGGAGTAACTGCATTTCCACCGTAACAAAAGATAATCTTTTATGGCAACAATACGAATAAGAACCTGCGTAAGCAGAGGCAGAGCCGATGGTGATTGGTATTCCAACCCTCACTCTCAAAGGCTCGAAATCGGAGACTGCATCAGTAACGCTATTTCCTCTATCGCCAAGGATTTTATGATCATTATCAATTATGAATAAGAAGAGGAGCATCTGTTCCCAGCGATTCTATCGCTGGTCCCCTCCCTTCTTTGTCCCCACCAAAGCCATAAAAATCCCTAACTTTACACTCAGAAACAAGAGAAATAGGCGTGCGTATATCGCCGCCCTTCTCTCTTCCATCACATTCAGGATAACATATAAAAAGAAACGCAAAAATGGCAAGCAAAAACAAAAACAGAGTAACCAACCTGCAGCAGCTCCAAAATCGTAGTGAGGAACTGAAAGATGCAGGCTATGTAGCCGTTCGGCCAGATGCTTTTACGTCGCCTAAGAACGGCGGCAATAAGGTCTTTTCCTGGAACGACTACGTTCACGGCATGCTCCTAACCACAGCCGGTATGTCGGCAAGCGGTGGCGACGCAAGCGGTTCTGCAGTACGACAGCAGGTTTCCACTATCTTTGCATCGAGTGGCGGCGAGAACCTTGGCAAACCGAAGGACGTAGGTACCGAAGGTTTAGGCTTTATGGAATGGGGTATGGCCAACCGACTGCCAAACCTTATCTGGATGCTCTCCCGTATGTCGCCTTTTACAGCAGCAGGAGTAGATTACATCAAGAAGATACTGGTAGGTCGTGGTCCCGCAGCCAAGTATCATTACACTCAGTACGTAGGCGGGAATATCACGGAGAAATATATCCCCTACGAGAGTGCAGGAGTCCTGCTCCGTGGTCAGATAGCTGACCTGAAAGCCAAGGAAGAGGCAGCCGCCGAAGCCAAGCGCCAGAACGAGCTGCAGAGCCAGAACGGGCAGTCTCAGCAGGAGGAGTCACCGTTCTCTGCGGTTCAATCGCAGGTCTTATCCTCCGATGAAGAGGAAAGCGAGGAGATGAAATCCCTGAAAGAAGCACTCCACAAATGGGAAGAAACCAATGCCCAGCTTCGTGATTTCTTAGAAAACAACGACCTGATGCAGACCTTCCTCGACCTGGCAGGCGATATGGCTCTGATGTCGCAGTGCTTCGTAGAACTTCAGCTCAATCAGCGCTCCCTCGACGAGAACGGCAAAGCTGTTCCTACCGCACAGTGGACTCCGAAGGTGATCGGTCTGAAGCATCGCAGTATCTTCACTACCCGACTGGAGCGCATGGACGAGAACTACCGCATCAACTATGCCTACGTCAGCAATCAGTGGCTCGACCCTACCCAATATGTCGGCGTGCAGAAAGAGGAAGACCGCAAGATAGCGGCTATCCCCTATCTCCCTACCACATCAGCCGTGAAGGATTTGCAGCGCAATATCCGCGAGGCACGTCAGAAGCAGGTAAGCCGCAAGAAACGCCCTACCCGCTTCATCATGTCACCAAGAGATTTCGGTGGTCCGTACTATGCCGATGCACTTTGGCACTCCATCTTTGCCGGCAGCATCTTCGAGTATGCCTTCACCATCGTAGATGACCGCCTCACCCGAAAGCGCAACAGCAATATCATCGGTAGAGTTATCTATATCCATCAAGACTATATCAGCAGGCTCTATCAGCAACAGGGCGAGCAGAAAAAGAAGACCTACGGCGAGATTCAGAATGAAATCTTTACTTCTATCAATACATGGCTCGCCAATCCCGATAATGCAGGTCAGGCGCTCATTTCCTCTGCCTTCACGGGCAGCGATGGAAAGGAACACAAGGCTTGGGAAATCGTGGAAATCGAAACCAAGGCAAATGATCAGGCAAATGCCGATAAGACCGAGCTGCAGGAAATAAGTAGTATCATCTTCTTTGCCATGGGTCTTGATGCCAAGCTCATCGGTAATACTCCTGGCGATACGGCATCATCGGGCGGTACCGACCTGAGAGAACGTTTCCTGGTAAAGCAAATCCAGTTTGCCCCATTGCAGCAGTTGATGATACGCCCACTGGAAGTTTTGAGCCGCTTCAACGATTGGGATGAGCATCTGGTATGGCAGATAGACAGAGAGGTATTGACTACCCTCGATAACTCGAAGACCGGAGTGGCAAAACAAGAGACCTCTTAAAAGTAAAAAGGTAAAAAAATAAGGATATGATACTCTTTACGAATCAAGAACTTAGGCTTCACCTCCCCAGCAATGCCGTGGACGAGGTAGCCAATCTGCAGGGTATGCTCGACAATAGCGAAAAGGACTTCTTGAAGCCTCGCCTGGGAGCATCCCTATACGACCGTCTCTGCAAGCAGTATGCAAGCATAGAACCCTTAATATTCTGCGATGCGGTTGCTGATGGTACCTACGTCAACGACCCATGGAATGAGCTTCTGCTTTATGCGCAGCGCATGATTGTGAATGATGCGATGGCGCAAAACATCGAGAAGCAAGCACTTTCTGTGAATGGCTCCGGCATCAACGTAGCTTCCAGCAACGACTATGCCGTAGCCACCGACAAGCAGATAGCGCAGGGCAAGGAAAGCTACCGCCAGTCGGCCATGACCTCGCTCAATAACCTGCTTTCCCTCTTGGAGGGATGGGCAAAGGAAGTGAATACTCCTATGCCTATCGAGGCAGCGGGCGATGGTACAGAAGGAACAGATGAAGGAACCGATAGCGGCAAAGATGATGCAGACGAAGCCGAGAAGAAACGGCATGAAGCGATAGAGGAAATCGTAACCCTTTGGCAGGAGAGTAAGTACTATTACTACCATCGAGATCTGCTTTTCCCTACCTGCGAGTCTTTGCAGCCGTATCTCGATATTTACGGCAACAGAGATAAGTTTGTGCGTCTCATCCCTGATATGCTTTTCATCCAGAGTGAGTATCTGGAAGAAGCATTTGGCGAAGATTTCATCCCTCGCCTCTTGCAGGCTGATGAGAACGACAAGATGCTGAAGAAGGCGCGTCAGCTTGTAGCCGCCTATCTCAAGGAACGTACATCAGTTATCAGTTTCGATAAGCTTACCCGCTCCACAGCGCACAATGATGCCATTACCGTAAGGGAAAGCATTCATCGGTTGCTGAAGAAAGAGGAAGTCGAAGCGCAAGCGAAACTCGATGCAGCCAAAGCTGATAGCGCCACAGAAGGCGGCTCCTCCTCATCGACGAGTAACGCCTCCAGTGCTTCATCATCGAATGACAAGGATGGCAGCGAAGGCTACGACAACAACCAAAAAGGTTCTCGTATCTTCGTAACCCCTATTCTGTGCTAAAAATATTCGTAATTTTCAAATAAACAACAAAAACAAGGATTTATGGAAAATTTATCATTACAGGAAATCATCAACATTTTGAAACCTGCCATCGGTGCAAGAATGCTTACCCAGGAGCAGAAAGATGCCTATGAGCAGGGATTGTCTCTCCTGGAAGGTGCAAGTAATGCACGCTCGTTTATCGAGAACTCACGTAAGTTTAAAGACTATCATCGCCGTACCCGACAGATGATCGCCTATCTGAATAGCTACAGCAGCTCTCAAGCCAACGCTGCATCATCATCTGCTGCCGACAAGCGACGTGTAGGTCGCCCAACCAAACAGGAACAGGAAGCCTATGCCGAACTTCAGAAAAAGAAAGCCATGGAAGAGGCGAAGCAGTCTCTCTTTCCTAATCTGAAGCCCGACACCACCGTGCAGCCGCTTACCTATAATGGTATCGTAGCCAACCCTAACGGCGAAAGTATCGCTGCTACCATGCCCAACCTGATGCAGTTGCGTCCGTTCCTCTCTACTGCCCTTCAGGAGCAGGTGAACACCGTGCGTGACCTTCGTAGCGAGATGGCAAGCAAGGCAGAGCAGGCGAAGACCATGGCAGAAGCCAACGAGAAAGCTATCTCGCAGGGTAAAAGCGCCATCTATACCGAGGATGAGATTGCCGAACTAGCCACAAGAGCCGTAGAAATCGAAAGCGATATTCTTCCGGAAATCTTTAAGGCTGTAGATAGAGAGATGGGCGAATGCTATCTGAGACTGAGCGAGAAGACTGGAGACCCTGAATACATCGCTTACGCAAAGAAGGCCTTCACCATCGACCCTCAGACTCTCCGCACTCAGTTTAAGCCATTCTATGAAAAGGCATTAGCACGCGACCCTCTTTTTGCCGAGCAGGTAGCCGAGAAGATTGCCAATGACCGCCCAGAAGTAAAGGCAGCTCGTGATGCAGCCGCCAAGCACAAGGCTGAAGCCGATGCTCGGATCAAGTATATCCTTCGTAAGGATAAGCTATCTACTCAAACGAGAGTGAAAGGCATCAAGGAGCGCATAGACCAACTTCGCCAGGATTACTCTGACATCGTGACCGAAGAGGAGCTTTCCGGCTATGAAGCTATTCTCACAAAAACTATAGAAGAAGCCAAAGAGGATTCCGAAGCATAAAAAAAATGACAAAGAATAAAGAAACCCCCGAACAGCGCACGCAGCGTTTCAAGACCCTTTGCGTTAATATCCTCGCCCAGAGCGGCAACTGCCAGGAATCCCAGCATACTTTCAAGAGCACGCAGAGCATTCCCGAAATGTGCGAGGCATGGCGCAAGTACTGGCACGGCTTAATCACCGAGGTACCGCAGCAGGTAATCGATGCTTTCAAAGCCGTATATCCGGAATTTAAGGCTGATATAAACCAGGGTGGTATCTTCTATAACGAAGATTCGCCTACCGGTACCGTCCTTGTGGGTGATACAGACGAGGAAATCCACCTCTACTCTTCCCGAAAGATATACGTCCTCGGCAAGGCGCACGTCATTCTCCATAATGCGGCTACCGCCCTCGTGATGAATGAAGGCTGTAAGATAGAGTTATTGGATGGCAGCAAGGCAACCATCAAGGCAGGTTACGGAATCGCCCGGAATTATGCCCATCTGGTAACTTGCCAGGAAGCGGAATGCTACGACCAGAGTGTAGCCTTCATTACCGATGGCACCCTTCACGACCATGGGCATCAGAAGATCAATGCCTTTGGTACGGCAATGATAGATACCTTTACCCATCGCCTCATAGATTTATATGATAGCGCCAGGATAGAAATCAGAAAGTAAATATCAGAAAATAGAAATCAGAAAATGAACTCACATCTCTCTATATTAATCAATGATAAGCCTGTGGCGCTCCCCGATGATTTCTCTATAGATATAGAGGATCAGAACCCGGTATTCAACGATACGGAAATGTTCTCCTATCCCTTCTCTATCCCGCTAGACGGCAACCGCTGGCTAGTAAAGAACATCGAAGACGTTCACGCCGCGATGAAAGCCGTGAATATGGAGCACCTGCCTACTCGTATCAATGCCGACGGATTGCCTTTCCGCAGCGGTACCCTGGTTATGCAGGATGGTGAGGAGATAACCAATTCTCTCTCTATGAGCATCAATGCCAGCACGCAGAGTTTCAGTGAGCTTATCAGCGACCTGCAATGCCGTGATATTCCGGTAAAGGACCAGCTTATCATCGGTGAGAAAATTGGTAATGTGAGGGTGGATATTTGGAGTAACCCGGTAGTAAAAGTCAACCTCCATTCCGATGGTAAGAAAGGTGGAAAGAATGCCACCGCCACCGTTACGACCGACCCATTGAGAGCTAGTAAGGTGCTGGAACCACAGGCACTCGGTTTCTCCTATCCCGCAAGCTGCAAGGAATATACCTCTACTGATACGGCACACTATATCGGCGATGCCTACAACAAGAGTAAGAAATCTTATTCTTCTGGTGCGATAACAATCAATGTACCGCAAGAGACTGCCAACGGCAACTATATTAATACCTCGGCAGCCTATGACGAGACGGATGGCGCTGGCAGACCTGCTACCTACTGCAATGCCCGAATCTGTTACAAGCATCATGCCCTGGATGATGAAGGGAATACATCGAGTGACCTCATCAAAATGGATAAGTGCTCATGGACGAATGAAGACCTCTATCCTTACTGGGTGTTGGATGCCAAACGTCCGCAATCGGGCATCTGCTTCTATGTACTCTATTTCCTCGACTGCCTCTTTACCTATTTGGGTGTCACCTTCGATAAGGATGCGCTGATGGAGATAGAAGACTTGAAGCATCTCTGTTTTTTCACTACCGTTTGCAGTTATGATACCCTCGAGCATCCACACCACGGTAGTTATTACACTGCGAGTGAAATTCAGAAAGCAAAGGACATCGTGAATAAAGAGGGCTACGTAAAAGGCTCGAATCCTGAGATGGAAATCGTGGCTGCTAAATCCGTAGGCGAAATCAAGACGGGCTTCTTTAAGGATCAGAAGCATATCAATTCCTGGTTGGAGAGCCGTGGCTGCGGCGGTCAGATTGAAATCACCAAGGCAGAAGATAAGGACGTGCAGGAACTCGACCTTACGCTGACTGAAAACGGTGTGGCTACCACCCGCCATATCCAGGTGGGCGAGGTAGTTGCTTTTCCTCCTGGCAAGGGAATGAAAGTAACAGGTATCACCATCGAATCGAATATCAAGAAGTTTGAGGTGCAGGCAAACGTGCTCTATATGGTTGCCAACAGCGAGAATTTCCCTGACGAGAGCGTGAGCACTGTCATCTCTTCTCTAGAAAACGCATTCGGTATCAAGTTCTCCTACGATTACGAGCAGAAGAAGGTCACGGCTTATCTCACCCGCGACGTGATGCGAAAGAGCGGCAGAAAGACTAGGGATTTCCACTGCGAAATCCATTCGATGATTCCGGTGACCGAGAAGATTACCGGTGTGCGTATGCGCTACTCTGCCGAAGCTGATGCCAAGGAACAGAAGAGTTATGTGCGCAATGCCAAGGGCGAATTGAAGGATTCCAGCTACGATACCGATTACAACTTCATCGACTACCCACTGCCCGATGGCGACACCAGCAAGATGGGTAGAACCGTCACCGATATGAAGTACATTGAGTTCTTCCATAACATCCATAACCCTGGTGATAAAAACTGCTACATCGACCGCAACACCGGCAATGCCTATTGTGTAAAGGTCAACAAGGAGGCAAAGACTTCCAACGAGTTAAAGCCAGTACTCTTCGAGGTAGGTCAGTTCAAGGGCGTGGAATATGGAGACTGTAGTGAGGAGAACGAAGACTTTATCCATGAAATTTCCATTGATTTCACTCCGGTACCTTTCAACGATGTAAATTATTTCAAGGAGGTAAAGGCAGCCTATGGTTCGCATACCGCTGATGTGACTGACTTTGAAGGCAAGCCTTTGCTAAAAAGTGTAGTGCAGATTACAGAGGCTCAACAACCTATCCTCTGCGCTTATGTAGATGAGGATATGGAGCATGAGTTTGTACTGCAGGAGATTAACCAGGTTATCTCTTCTTCTTTCTGTGATTTCTACATGAAACAGAAATTAAAGCTCGTGGAAAGCTACGACCCTTCGGGCACGGATGATGGCAACTCACCCTTGCAGGATAAGTCACGATGGGGCTTTGCCATGGCATTAATGCGTGGTGGCGGTAGTGATGCCACCCTGCAACCATACGATTATAACTACGACCATTTCGGCACATCCAAATGGCGAACCAATGCAGGACAGTATGCCCTGGCTTGCGATTCGCTGGATATGATGGGCAATGTGTTTGATTATAATGGTGTGCAGGAAGGTGTAGGCACCGGCGAACGTTTCTCGCTGAAGATACGAGCCTTCAAGGAACCATCGTGGCTAAAAGATCCGAAGTATAAGGATTTGGTGCTCTGCAATGCCGATGAAGTAGATAAAAACGGTAAGGTAGTTAAGAAGGTCCGCTCCCGTGGTCTCTTCGATACCTTCATTCTCCCCTACGCCTATTTCCTTCTGAATAGAAAGAAGTTTATGATAAGATGCACCACCACCGTAGCGCAAGTGGCTGATATACCGAACCACTGGCAGGATTGGTGGAATATAGGCGGCATGAAATGCCTCATTGACACGGTGAATACTACCATCAATGCCAAGACGGGTATGGGCGAAGTAGAGTTAACGGTATATGCTTTATAACATAAAAAACGAAAAAAATGGATAGAAAAATTTTAGTCACTGGAACGGGTATTCATTCTGCCCTAGGCAGAAATACAAAAGAAGTAGCCCTCAATCTTTCCCAGGGCAAATGCGGTTTGGTTCATGATATGTGCCGCAACTACTATAACTCCGATCTGTGCGGAGACGTACCTAGTTGGGCAGAAGATTATGAGAAAATCCTTACCCATGCGCAGAATGCCTGCCTGCCTCTGCATGGTTTCACCGTCCTCAATGCCGTATTTGAAGCGCTGAAGAACGCAAAGGTCAGCAAGGATTTCTTGGAAAATCATAACGTTTCCATCATCGTAAGCAATGACTCTGAATGTTATGAGAGCCAAACCGTGGTGGACCATGTGAATAAAAATCGTCACAACCGCTCTTTGCCGGTAAATACCCTGTTCCGTTCGCTCAACTCCACTATCAGTATGAACCTGGCATCCATCCTCCATATCCACGGCTTATCGCTTACCGTAAGCGCAGCCTGTGCCGGAGGAGGTCACGCCATCGGTCTTGCCAAGATGCTTCTCGATAGCAAGCAGACGGAAATGGTAATCGTGATTGGCGCGCAGGAATGCGAATCTAATTACTGCATGGAAGCTTTCGATGCTCTCGGTGTTTTCTCACCCGATAATGTGCAGCCGTTTGGTAAAGGCAGAAATGGATTGGCACCATCAGGTGGTGCAGCCTGCATCATCCTTGAACCATCGGATAGTTTTCGTCTGAAAGAAGAGAAGGTGTATTCCTTCGCTTCTCTTTCCGGCTATGGCTTCTCTACCAATGGAAAAGCCATCACTACTCCTGATACCTATCAGGAAGAAGTATCTATGCTGAATGCTATCGAGAACGCAGGTCTGGACGAAGGTATGATAGACGTAGTACTTGCTCATGCTACCGGTACCCCGATGGGCGATGAAGCCGAGGCAAAGGCAATAGAGAAGGTCTTTCCTATCTGTCCGAACGTAGTAGCCACAAAAGGCTTAACGGGTCACGAGTGCTGGATGGCAGGCGTATCGCAAGCCGTGCAAGCCGTGATGATGCTCACCTACGGCCGTCTTTTTGGCGCTGTAACCACCGAGGAGAATGCCTTCCCATCCCTCAATCTTGTGATGCGCCCGAAGTCCTATGCTCCTCACCATATTCTCTGTAACGCCTTCGGTTTTGGCGGTACCAATTCATCCTTTATCATCTCAAAAGCATTGTTATGAAAAAAGAAGAAATAACTCCTCGCATTATCGCCATCGTAAACAGCCTGAAAACCTCGTGGGTCGGTTGCGAGGTAACAGAACACTCCAATCTCCGTGATGAGGTCCAGCTGGAATCCATCGATTTCCTCGATCTCATTCAACAGGTAGAAATGATGTTTCACATCAAGATCACCCCTGAAGAGGCAAAAGACTGCAAGCTCGTTTCCGATGTAGTCAATCTCGTAATTAAAAAGAAAGAATAATATGGCAAAGAAAATTAATCTCACGTCGGGTTCCATTTTTGCCGGAAACCCCATCACCTTCACCATCCAGCCCGAAACGCTGGATAGCCCCTCCTTCCACCGTGTCATTATAGAAGTAAACTTTGATAACGGAGGAAGCTATGAAACCAATAAGCTTACCATTCCCGTCATCACCGAGGGTAAGGAAGTATCACTCGATATATCCTCCGCTATTTGCATACCGCTGAAGGATTACAAGTACACCGCTACTCCAACCACCTATCCGGTAGTAAGCTGGTACATAAAAGCCTATGATGAGTATATGAACAAAAACGGCGAAGTGCATACCGGTGTAGGAGAAGTCTATTACCCTGCCGATGGCTCAAAGAATGCCGGAGCTACTAACCTCCGCTGCATAGCCGGAGCCTTCAGCGATATTGCAAGATTGAAGGCTGGTACCACAAAGTCTGTAACTCTTCTTTCCTGCAAGCCTACGGATGCACCCGAAACCGCTGTAGTAAGCGAGAGCTTCGTTTATCCAGTATCTTATACTACTGCACAGAGCCTATCAGGAAGCACTTTGCTCACCGCTCCCTCGTCTTCCGAACAGAAGATCACGAAGGAAGGCGCACAGACTATTGGCGGTCACGCCCTCTATGCCCTGCCATCCTCGGAAGCCGAAAACCGCAGCACCTTCCGCTTTATAAATCGTTTCGGATGCTTAGAGAGTATCAGCGTGCCCAAATCCTACTCTCAGAAGATGAACGTAGAAATCACACGATACACAAAGTCCATTCAGGAGACCTTCAATCAGTTTTCCCGCTCTGTCGTACAGAAGCAGAACGACCGGGAAGGTTGGCTCTATCAGAGCGACCCATTAACCGAAAAATGGCTGCGATGGTATTATCACGAATTTTTGATGAGTAAGCACGTATGGCTCAAGATACAGGATACCTGGCTCCCTTGCACTATCGATCTGGAAGATGAGGTTACTATCAAGGATGATACCGCCAAGAATATGTATGCCGTTTCCTTTACCGCCAAGCTTGACATCAACGGCGACCCCCTAGCCACTATCTAGCCCTGCAGTCCTTATCATCGCCTATACGCCCTGAAGGGGCAGCAGCTCCTAGCCCAGGGTAACACCCTGGGTCCTCATATCAACCGCAATGCGCCCTGAAAGGGCAAAAGCTTTTTGTCCCACCTAAAACTGCAAAAACCTTTATCTTTGCCCTATAAATGAATAAAAATCCAAACAAAAAAAATGGCAACAGAAGCAAAGAATACAAACTATTGGATTTCGAGCAGTGCGCTCTACATCCAGCTTAATGCGATGGGTGAGCCAGACTACATCCAGTGTAGCGTAGTCTCCGGCGCATCCATCCTCTGCTATATGCAGGGCATTCCGGGTCTGGAGTATGATGCCGGTCACAACTACCAGCGCTGGCCTCTTGCTGCCTACCCTTCCGTCTTCCCTGATTCCGAGCGGAAGTACATCTATGCAGCCATCCCCCGCACGAGCACCGCCGACAACAATACCGCCGTGGTGGTATATCCGAGCGAGCGCATCGACCTGTACGGCTACTCTATCGCCAATCCCGACAAGCTGGTAGGCGACGAGAGATTCTACTACATCTATCTGCAGGGCATCATCTCTGAAGTGAAGACGGATGCTGATGGCAAGACCCGCAAGCGTAATTGGCTCCAGCACGTGGATTGTGGAAAACTGAATACCGACGAATCCCTTTCGAGCGGTATCGATGGCTCCTGGTGGAAGTATAATTCCGTCACCGATTCCATCTCCTTCCTCAAAACCATCCTCTCTGCCACCTTTGATACGCTGACTGCCAAGGTTGCGAAAATCACGAAGCTGTTCCTGGGGGGTAGCGAGTTGAACGGCGTAGCCGATGATCTCAGCCTGGAAACGGATAACACGAAGGTGGTTACTCCTCTATATCTGGGTCAGTTTGGCGTGAAGCATTTCCTGGCGAAAGACAAGGATGATGTAGCCCATGGCACGATTACCTTCGAGAAGGTGCAGAAGTTCCTGGCAGGTCTGAATGTGGGTGATTTCAACTCAGAGAACGGAGGTTCGTGGACTCCCGATACAGAAGGTCGCTCGCATCTCATCACCGATTACCTGGAGGTGAGGATGAAGGCTATCTTCGAGGAACTGGTCATCAAGAAGACATCTACAATCGGCGGTAAGGAGATTATCTCTCCTGCTGGCGGTGTGGTGGCTCATAAGGTAGAAGTTGTTACTGTGACATATAATAATGTGTCACAGAAGGCTTATCGTTGCTATTTCTTAGCAGAGCAGGAAGGCGATGCCGTGGATAATGATTTCGCTATTGGCGACCAGGTGCGTTCAGAGTCATTCAACGTTCGCAAGGGCACTTATCATAAGGTGGGTAATCACTTTTACTGGCGATTGATAATCGGTCGTGATGAGGAACCTGTAGAGCTGGAAGGAAAGAAGTATCACTACATCGACCTCTCCGATACCGATTGCGCTACGGCAAGCGATATTCCTGCTAAAGGTGATGTGTTGTCGCAGTGCGGTAATAGAACCGATGTAGAACGTCAGAACTGCCTTATCTTCTCGGCGGTAGATACCTATTCGCCATCCATCAGCCTCTATCACGGCATCAATAGCTATTCTTTTGCCAACAAAGAATACGTAGAGTATGGTGTAAACAAACAGACCAACAAGGCGTTCTTCAATGTTTATGGCGATATGTATGTGGGCGACCGACCTACTAAGGAGAATAGCTATGAGGGTAGTAGCTACATCAAGTATGACAGCGCAGCCAAGCAGGTATCTGTTAAAGGCAAAATCTCAGCCAAATCAACCGTGGATGGCAAGGAATTGTCTCAGTATATCAAGGAGAACTCAGCAGGAGGCTTAACCGAGGAGCAGGTGAACAATCTCATCAAGAACTCGCAGGTGATAGCCGACCTTCAGAATCAGGTTGACGGAGCTATCGAGACGTGGTTTTACGATGGTGTGCCTACTTTGAAGAATGCCCCAGCCAGCAGTTGGACGACAGACAAGGAAAAAGATACCCATTTGGGCGACCTTTATTATGATAACAAGACGGGCAAGGCATACCGCTTTGCCAAGGATGACAACACCTATAAGTGGACTATCATTACAGATACCGACATCGCCAAAGCCCTTTCCGATGCAAGCAAGGCACAGGAGACCGCAGATGGCAAGATGAAGGTGTTTAGTGCTCAGCCTATTCCGCCTTATCAGTTGGGCGACATTTGGGTAAACGCTACCTATCCTACAGATGGCAGCATCTACAAGAATGAAATCCTGCGCTGCCAGACTGCCAAGGCAAAAGGTTCGTCATTTGCCATCGCTGACTGGACTAAGGCTTCCAAGTACACCGATGATTCTGCCCTCAATACCTTCAAGGAAAAGTACAAGAACGATATGGCTAGCTACAAGGAGCAGCTTGATGAGAAAGTAGAGACCTGGTTCTACAACTATGCTCCTACTACTCAGAATAAGCCTGCTTCTGACTGGACTACCGATACGTTGAAGTCGCAGCACGCTGGCGACCTGTTCTACAATACGTCTAATGGCTACACATACCGTTGGACGGGTACGGCATGGGCGAGAATCAAGGATAACGACATCAACACTGCTATGACCGCAGCAAGCAAGGCGCAGGACACGGCAGATGGAAAGCGTACCGTTTTCACCTCTCAGCCTACTGTTCCTTATGACGAGGGCGACCTGTGGGCTAGCGGCGGAGATGATGGCAAGACTTTGATGGTGTGCGTTAAGAGTAGAGTCACTGGCAGCTTCACCTCATCAGAATGGGTAAAGGCTGATGATTCCGACCTCAACGCATTCGCCAAGACCATAGAGGAAAGCTTGAATGGAATACGAGACCAGCTCGACAAGAAGGCTGAGACTTGGTATCAGCCTTCTGACCCGAGCGCATCCTGGACTACCGATGATGCGAAGAAGGAGCATAAGGGCGACCTGTGGTATAACACAAGCAACAACCAGACTTTCTTTTGGAATGGTACGAAATGGGATAAGCAGGACGTGCCTACCGAGGTTTTCGACAAGATAGATGGCAAATCCAGCATCTATGTAAGCAAGCCTGCATCCTATGAGGAACGTGACCTCTGGATTTTGGAAGCAGCATATACCCTCGGTGGTGTTGCATATTCCAAGGGCGAGCTTGTCGTGGCAACCAAGACCAATGCTTCATTCAGCGCAGCCGATTGGACAAAGAAGGTTAAGTACACAGATGATACTGTAGCGAACGCCGCCAAAAAGGCAGCAGAGAAGGCTCAGAAGGCGGCAGAAAAGGCGCAGGGTGACATCACCAAATTAGGAACTACCGTAACTGACAACAAAAAGGCATTCGATAACTACGTAACAGATGGCTATCTAGAGCCTTCCGAGATTGCGGCTATGGCGCAGGATTCCAAGCGACTTGAAGATGCTTTTGCAGCCGCCGAGAAGTCTTACACTGAGGTAAAGGGAGCAGAGGTACTGGCGAACACCAAGGAACTCACTGACCTCAAAACTGCTTTTGCAACACTCACTACTGCCAAGACGGAACTCGTCACGTATCTCTCCGATATTTCGGCAAGATATAATAAGGCTGATACTAACGGCAAGGCAACCATCGTCTCAGCAGTGGGAACGAAATTTACCAACTTCCAGGGTGCGTATTCGGCTTTCTACGACAAACTGGGTCTGGCGAACGCATATATCACTCGCAAGATATATGGCGACCTCGGTGTAGTTATAGGTGACGTAACCAGCCTTGCTTATTTAAAGAAGGCTCTGATGAATACTCCCGATACTGAGATTAACGGAGGTCTGATTCTTACATCACTCATCGGTTTGCGAGACACGGGCGGAAACACTACGGCAGGTATCAATGGTATAACGGAGAAGTCTGCAAAGGGAGGCGGTGTTGCCGCTTGGTTCGGTGGCGAAATGGTCGATAAGGACTACAACGATGGCTCTAAGACTCCTGCCAACACCATCTTCCGCTTCGATGGTTCTGGCTACGTGGCAGGTGGTGCAATCTGGTGGGGAACAGATGGTAGAGTTCACGCAGACCCTACATCGTTTATCATCAGTGAGAAGAATCTTGGCGCATACCTCACCTTCTTCGAGCCGACTTGGAAATCAGGAAGCGCAGGAACGAGCGTTGCAGACCTTGTGTCTTTGAAGCCAAACGCTCCATTCTCTAAACTTGGCGTATCGGGCGATGCTACCTTCGAGGGTGCAATCACCTTTCATGGAATCAAGCTCACGTATGATGCAACTAACAAGGCAATCAAGATAGATGGTAATCTCTATGCCACAGGCGGTATCACAGCATACGGAGCAGGAACGTCAACATCAACTGGCGGCGGTTTGAATGGTAGTGTAAAGAGCTATTCAGATGCCTTGAAGCTCACATCAGAATCGCTGTCTGAGGTTGCTTCTGCCTACTCCATCAAGGCTCTCAGCAGACGAATTGATAACATTGCTACAGAGCTTGGTGGTCTTAGCCTCTCTTGGGATAACATCACTGGCAAACCATCTACGTTTGCACCTAGTGCGCACACTCATAAGTGGGCTGAAATCACCGACCGCATCACGAAGGTAAGCCAACTTACTAACGATAGCGGTTATACAAAGAATACTGGTACTGTTACATCTGTTAGTCTTACTCTTCCTGCTGGTTTGACTTGTGCAACAAAGACCATCACAACAAGTGGTACGTTTGCCATCAGTCTTGCTTCTGGTTACTCTATTCCTACTACTGCAAAGCAGACAGCTTGGGATAGTGCCTACGACTGGTATGCTCTTATGACTACTGACGAGGAGACTGCGGACGGCATTATCAATAAGTGGAACGAGGTAGTGAGCTTCCTCGCAAATATTGCACAGACTGACACTTTGAGCGGTATTGTTGACGGAATCAACAAGTCTATATCTGACGAGGTAGCAAGAGCGAAAAAGGCAGAAGGGGTAAATGCTTCGGGCATATCCGCCAATAAGACGAGTATCACCACCTTGCAGGGCTACTTCACCAACGGCTCAGCGAAGAAGGCTCTCCAGCTCACGAATGCTCGCAAATTGTGGGGAAATTCGTTCAATGGCACTGCTGACATCAATGGAAGCATCATCGTGCCTAGTGGAAAGTATATCTCCATTGGTAACATCAAGATGGAGTATGATGCAGCTAATAAGGCGCTGAAGATTACGAATACTACGACCGAAGAGGTGGCTAACCTCTACACAAGTGGTGGTGTGTCCGCTTATGGTGTTGGAGCATCATCATCAAGCGGTGGTGGTCTCAATGGCTCTGTCAAGGCTTATGCTGATGCTATCAGGCTTACTACGGAAAACCTTTCAGAGATTGCTTCTGCATACTCAGTAGCAAAGCTCTATTCGGAGATTCAGAATGTGGCAAGTGCTGTTCCTAGTATCAGCGTGTCTGTGCCAACTGGCGGAAATGCCCTCACAGGCGCAACATATGATGCAAGTACTGGTACGATTACCTTCACAAAAGGTACATTCTTAACTGCTCATCAGTCCCTTGATAGTTATGTTAATGAGATAGCTGTAAGCGGAACTGGAAACGCTATTACTGCTGTGTCTAAAAGTGGTAAAAAAGTTACATTTACTAAAGGTGCTACTTATCTCACGGCACATCAAAGTCTCGCAGCTTATGCAACTCAGAATTGGGTTAAAAATGAAGCTACTGCTCATAACGCAGATATGGTAGATAATTATCACGCTAGTGGTTTGTTTACTGGTTTCAGTATTTCTGATGTTGCAAACAAGGTTACTATTAGTATTGGTGGAACTTCTAAAGCACTGAATTTAGTAAGAGCTTTTCCTAGTGGTGTTGGAAACAATTTTAACGATATTGCAACACACGGGAATAGTATGGGTATGTCTAATATTGCAGCACCTTATGCTAGTTCTACTGCTAACTATCAAACGTTGAATGGTTATGTTAATCCTAATGGACAAACTGGTTGGCATCATTATATTAATCTGTCTTATACTGATAGTAATAATACGGCAACTTCTCCTAATATGTGGCAAACTCAGTTTGCTATAAAAGCTGGCACTACTGAAGTTTATGTCCGTTCTAGAGATGGAGGCAAGATAAGTAATGATGCAGCTTGGGCTGCTCCTTGGGTAAGACTTGCTAGAGTTACTGACAATGTAGCATCTGCATCAAAAGTTGCTAATGCTCTTTCTTGGAGCGGTTACAGTAGTGGTTCTTATAATGGTTCTGCTGCAAAGTCTATTAGTATTCCAAACAATACTAATCAGCTTACTAATGGAGCAGGGTTCATTACAGCTTCTGCTAGTATTAGCGGTAATGCTGGAAGTGCTACTAAGTTACAGAATTCTAGAACTATAAACGGAACATCGTTTAATGGTACTGCCAACATAGTAACTTCTTATTGGGGAACAACAAGAAAGCTTTGGGGCAATAGCGTGAATGGTAATGCTGATGTAAATGGCAGTATAACTATTGCTAATACTGATGGTGTTTATGTGCAAATTGGTGATGTCAGATTAGTTTATGATAAAGCTAATACTGCCATTAAAGTAGTTAAGTCTGATGGTACAACCGCAGCTAACTTCTATGCTACTGGTGGCATTACCGCCTATGGTGAAGGTAGTGGCTCGTCAGGTGGTGGTGGGTTGAATGGTAGTGTAAAGAGCTATGCAGATGCCTTGAAGCTTACATCAGAATCGCTGAGTGAGATTGCCTCTGCCTACTCCATCAAGGCTCTTGATTCTCGTATCTCCACCTTGGAGGGTGGTAGCGCAACAAGCATTGAAACCACAGGCTCAGGCAATGCCGTAACTAGCGTGTCGAAGAGTGGAACAAAGATAACCTTCACAAAAGGCTCTACATTCTCGCTCAATGGGCATACACATACTTTTGCAAGTTTGACCTCTAAGCCATCAAGTCTCAGCGGATATGGTATCACGGACGGTGTGAACGCCGTTAGCGTAACAGGCTCGGGCAATGCGGTTACGGCTGCATCTGTAAGTGGTCACACCTTGACTTTGACAAAGGGAAGCACATTCAGCTTGTCTAACCATACTCATTATGTGGGAACGACACAGGTGCAGGGCAGCAGTGCCGAGCAAGCCTTGACAGGAATCACCAAGATAGACAACATCTTGAAGTTGTCAAAGGCTACCGTCACCGTCAACACAAGCTACAAGGCAGAGCAGAATCGCTTGGTGATTTATGGAAATACCTATGGCAACGATGTAAACTACATCAAGTCGGCTGGAAAGCTGTCCTATGGCGATGGCGGTCCGCAATTGGTTTTCTCAACTAGCGAGAACCCTGATGCAAGTGGCGTTCAATCGGCTGCATTGGTTTATACAGACCATGACGCTATAGGAGTAGGAGTAAGCCTTTCGTTCGTGACGAACCAAGGCGATGCCTACTTTATTGCTCCACACATCAAGGCTCTCAAGGCGTTCCAAGGAAACCTTGCGTGGAGCTATATCACCAACAAGCCAACCACTTTGTCGGGATTTGGCATTACGGATGGCTTGCGCTCGGTTACTCAGCCAAGTGGAAGCAATGTGTTCGTGACTGGCATATCCACCAGTGGAACAGCCATCACCTACACCAAGAGCTACACGAAGAAGAGCCTTTCTGTGGTGGGCACTTCGGGATGGACTAACGCATCGGTCGATAGCAACATCATTCCTGACATGAGCTTCATAGCTCACTGGAACGGAGCACATACTGGCACATATTCAAACCTCGCCTATTGCAACAAGGGTGCTTTCGGCTCGTTTGCAATCAAGAACAGCCTTGCCTTCTCAGAACTCACAAGCAAGCCGACAACGATAAGTGGGTATGGCATTACTGATGCTTATACGAAGTCACAGGTGGATGCCATCGCCGCAAAGTACTTGCCTTTGACAGGTGGAACGCTCACAGGTCAGCTTAATATTGTGGCAAGCGCATTGAATGGTGCTTACAATGGATTGCGCATTGGCGATGATTGCTACATTGGTGATTGTAACTTTGGCAACACTATCGGCTTGATGGGCGTTGGCAACAACAACGCAGGAATGGTGAAGTTCGGCAAGGGAGGTATGCAATTCGGTTACAACGGCTCGAATCACATAGCTTCGACTACCGCACAATGGACAAACCTCAATGCGGATTTGCTCGATGGTTGGCACAAAGACAACATCGTATGGTCGGGAGCGGTAAACAGCAACACCGCAAACCTTTCCCACTATTGGGCGAAGTTGTTTGACATTACCGTCACAGGCAACCAATATGATGATAGAAGTTTCACGTTCCTCTTCTCCAACGGATATAACGATACCTATTCGGTTGTCGTGTTGAAAATCCGTCAGAATGGAGCGAAGGACTCTGGGGCATACCGCTTTAGCATATCCTTGCGTGAGTTGGTTGGAAACATGTCTTCAAGGTTGCGTGTGTACTACAACAATGCAACTGGCAATGTTCAACTTTGGGGAAATTGCCAAGGTCAATATGGATGTCTGTCTTACACAATCATCAAGAAGACAGGACGCACGTCTGCCGATTTCGCAAGCCAAGGAACTTTGGTGACAAATACATCGTTCTCTGCGGCTCAAAGCTTGCCAGCAACCACAGGGAATAGCCCTTACACCTTGCTTGATGGTGCTACGAGAATTGGCATCGTGAAGCAAGCAGACCAACTTGTAACGGCTCGCTCGCTATGGGGACAGAGCTTCGATGGAACAGGGAACGTGAACGGTACGCTCACCAATACCAACTCGGCAGGATCGGAAACCATCATCAGGTGCTCGAACACCAACGGGCAGATAGACTTGCTGACAAGTGTCAACAGAGGTGTCTATGACCGCACAAAGACAAGGTGGCTGATTGGCACGAATGGAGCGAACTCATGGCTTGATTGCGGAAACGTGGGAATCGGTACTACCGCACCTGCATACAAACTGGACGTGAGCGGCGATGCGAGGGCAACCAACTTCCGTGGTGCTCTTGTGGGCAACGCTGCGACTGCTACGAAGCTACAGACGGCACGTACAATATGGGGGCAGTCATTTAACGGTACGGCTAACGTGAGCGGAAGCATTACAGGTGTGAATAACATCACGATGAGCAACAACTCATACCTCTATGGAAAAAATACTGGTGGTACGGCAATCCAGTTGATAGCAATGGCTAGCTGGAATAGCGTAGATATTGGTAGAGGTGCGCTTACCTACGGATATACCACGCAGGTGATGGGCAAGACTGTAGCCCTTACCGCCTCTGACGATAGCGGAAAGAATACAAAATCGGTGGAACTCTCAACCGCCAAGCTTTATTCTAATGTAAATATAGAAACAGAAGGGGGGCTGCTTGCACATGGAGGTGTCACTGCCTACTCATCCTCAGATATACGTCTGAAGCAGGATTTGCGGAAGCTGGACTACCTGGGTATCATCAAGGCAATGGGTGGCACGTTCAGCTTTGCTTGGAAGAAGGACAATACAAGGTCTATCGGTTGGATTGCCCAGCACGTCTTGTGCAACCCTCACTTAAAGGACATCGTGGAGACTGACGAGAAGGGCTACTACAAGATTAACTACTGGTCTCCGAAGCTGATTGCAACGGCATTCGGTGCTATCGAGCAGGTGGGCGATGAGGTCAGCAGGTTGAAGGCTCGGGTGGTCTTCCTCGAATCAGAGGTTCAGCGATTGAGTGGAAAGCAGGACGGTAATAACAAGAAGAGATTAGATAACAAGAATATTAATTTATTAAATTAGATTAGAAAATGGAGAATTTAAAGATTAACAAGAAGAGTGAACAGACAACCGCCACTTATACCAAGGGCGGCTATCGAGTAGAAATTACCTACAATGTTGACAAGACGGGTGGCAACATCGACAGCATCAATATGAGTATCTACACAGATACCAATGGTAACTATCTCGGCAACGCGAACGCAAGCTCCAACGGCAGCGAGCTGACCTACAACATCAGCGGCATACCTCAGAGCAAGCTCAGTGAGGTGTCGGCATTGATTGGGGAGGTTGTACCGCTATCGCTGCCAATATGGCTAGTGAAGCAGCAGAGTAAGTATCGTAAGTATTAACGCAGGGTGGCTCTTATAGAGCTGCCTTGCCTAGTGTTTTAAGTTTTAAAGATTAAGCGTATGGCATTAGCAAACGGAAAAATAACGGCTCCCGTCAGTATCGACGACCTGAAGAACCTCTTCGGAGAGGGCAGCGGCGACCTTGCTACTCTTTGTACGTCACCGAAGATAAATGTCTGGGCGAAGTATAAGCCTACCGTGTACCCCTCACCTTTTCCTGACGACTGGTATAAGGCGAAGGATGGCAACTACGGCATCAACATTACGGTAGAAAACGGCAAGAACAACTGGAAAGACCTCGTGGCGGAATATTCAAAGGCTAATAATGGATATGGCACTTTATATGATAAGCCTACTGGCGGTGCATCTTCTCCATTTCGCCTTGGAGATTTCAGAGGCTACTTCCATAATGCCAATCCCGAGGTGAAGGACTATCTATCCACCAACGTGTTCATCCGTGAGAGTGATACCAATCAGATACTCACGGAACACAATATCGTATCGGTAGATGGCTTACAGATAAGCTATTTCGATTTCGCCGCATTCAAGGATAAGTACTTCGGCTACATCATCACCGATAAGAGCAAGTCCACCCTCATGTTCATCACCACGGCATCCAGCGTGGGCACATTCACCGTGCCGCTGCCCAAGAACGCCCTTCAGGTAGGCGATTACCTTGCCTTCCCGATGTTCTGCTCATTCAACTACTCCAGTGACCACACCCTTCATCAGATGACTTGTTACGCCATCCCAAACCTCGCAGGAGGCAAGCAGCTCTCCATCATCAGCCTGTCACAAGCTGTTGCAAGCAACTTCGCACAGATTACGGCAGAGCAGAAGCTTGGTAGAATCATCGTAACGCTGAAGATGAAGAATAACGCCACTACAGTAAAAAATGTTGCTGTATATTGCGTATATCAGACCGACCCGTCTAAGGGGCAGCCTATGGTAAGTGGAGAATACTACGAGACCATTGGCACGATGAATGCAGGCGAAACCAAAACTGTAAGATTCACAAATCTTACAAGTGGAAAATCGTATAAGATATACGTGATAGCAAATGGTACTTGGGTTACAAAGGGTCTTATCCCATTTAGTAGTATTATGCCCGATATGTAGTAGATATATATAAAAAAGTATAACGATAAAAAGAAAGAAATATGAGTGTAAATAACGGAAAAATCACCCCCCCATATCCATCGATGATGTTAAGTCGGTGCTGGGTGAATCAAGTAATGATTTGGCTACTCTTTGCAAGTCCGCCAAGATAAATATGTGGGCAAAATACAAACCAACATGTTACCCTTCACCATTTCCCGATGATTGGTATAGGGCTAGGGACGGGAACTATGGAATTTCTGTTCCAAACTATAACACTCTAGAGTCTTTGTACAATGCTTATTTTATAGATGGTGACGAAAATCACGATAACGGATATTCGTATGAGAGACCTTCGGGAGGAAGCGCAGAGCCTTATCGCTTGGGTGATTTTAGAGGATACAATAGTAAAGCTACTAGTCCAATTTTTGGTTTTAGTGCTACAGTAAGGGCTACATCCAATAGCGGCGTGTCGGGGTCTTGTGGATTCCGCAGACCGTCCGTAGGTGAAGATGATAGAGTTAACCTAGAAGATATTGGTATAACGAAAGATTGTTATTTCGGCTTCGCTCTGTTCCAAAAAGGGAAACCTGTTTATTTTAGGACGGAATCAAACACTGTAAGCAATGGTAATTTTCAGGTGCAAATCGGTGGAAATGGTTCTAATTTAGCTACAGGAACTTACGTTGCCATTCCTTTTCTTTCCACGGCTAAGTATGACACCAGTAACAGACCTAATTTTGTAGCAGGAAGTTGGTATCCGATTCCTACAGCAGTGCCAAACGATGTGATAATAGAAACAACTCAGAATGCTTACTTGCGAGACTTGAAGTTAAGTTATTACCCATCAACCAAAGAGGTTAAATTGAAGAATGTTGGTTCTACGACATATAAAAGAATCTATATTGATATTAGGTTCTCTACAAGTACTCAAACGACTGCTTTCCAATTTGGCGAGTATAGGGCTGTAGCCAACAAAGATATTGCACCTAATGAGATTATCACAGTTGATATAGGTAGATATGCCTTACTAGAAGGGAAAAGTTATAAAGCTATGCTTTACGCAGCAAATACGTTTGTTGACCAGATACTCTTGCTATCTAATTCGGAAATGTAAGGCTAAGGTGTTAGGTTATTCCGATTAAATACTGTTGAGATTGGGATGGAAGCAAATGGTGCTGAGTTGTTTGGTGGTAGTCTATATTATCATCGTGGTGTGCCAGGATGGACGAAGATATAAGTTGGTATAATAATTCCTCTTATATCCTTGTATATATAGAATATTTTCCGTATCTTTGCGGAGTATTAAGAATTTTATTTTAAGTTTAACATAAAGAGCAGAACAAAATGAAGAAGATTAAGACTATCGAGGCTGTTGCAGCCTACAGAACATTGAAGGCGTTGAAGACATCATCAATGAGCGATGATGCCGCCTTGCGAGTATGGAAGAATATGAAGGCTCTGCGCCACGTAGCCGATACCTACGACAAGGATGTGGAGGAAGCGCAGGAGAGCTTGAAGGACGATAAGTTCGAGGAGATGCAGCGCAAGCTCCAGGAGTGCCAGCAGCTTGAGCAGAAGCACGCCGATGAGGGCTACGAATACACCAAGGACGATTCCGCCAAGTTTGCGGAGGTTAATGAGTACTTCTTCAATCAGAAGCAGAAGACAGAGAAGTACTTCTCAGACCTTGCCAATGCCGAGGTAGAGGTAGCTATTGAGGATGTTGACGAGAAAGAGCTTTTCAAGGCTGCTAAGGATTGCGGCTTGAAGTTCGCCGATATGGAGAGCTTGGAAGCCGTAATGGCAGAAGCTTAGCAGCGAAAGTTCGTCCCCCTTTTGCCCCCGTCCCCAGCGATTCCATCGCTGGTCCCCTATCACAGAAAAAGCCCTGCTATCCATCACGGACGGCAGGGCTTCGCTGTTTTTTAATACACTTTAAGATTATAGCCCATCGGAGGGCTATGGCGCTGCAAAGGTACGAAGAAAATCCGAATAACTATGAAAATTTCCGAGAAAAACAAGAAATTATCTGTAAATTTTCGGGCTTATCTCGAAGAATGAGCTGTATTTTTCCGGTGGAAATCATACAGATAATAGCATTATTTGATAAAAATCATACAGATAATGGAAGTATCCCTTAGAAATCATACAGATGTTGTCCGATATTTCACGCAGCTTTTTCGTATCTTTGCTTTTGGAAAATTAGATGTGATATTACAGGTATCTTATACGATGTATCTAAAATAAGAAAAAAGGCAGAATGCTGTTTTTCATTTTTTTCATTCGATCTGAATTAAAAAGGGCTAGGGCACTAGTGATAGTCCCCTCGCCCGCTCTTTTCCGTCTTCTCATCAGACAAGGATCTTCTTCCGAAAAACAGAAAAAGGCTAGAGGAAGATGCCCCCCTAGCCTTTTTAGAACAGTTTCATTAGTATTCATACACGTTTCTTTCTCTGAAACTTGTAATATCTATATTTATATCCTTTGCATAGTCGCCGTTTTCCTCTTTCATTTCGTCGATATGAAGCTGGATATGATATTCCTTACGTCCCATTTCATCCTTGCGTCCCGTATCTTCCATTTTGATCCAAGCTCCCTTTACCGGTGCGCTATTATCGCCAGTGTCGAGATAAACTTTCGGGAGTTCCGCCTGTTCACCGTCTTTATAACCGCGGACACAGCCGTCCACCTGCCAGATGGTATATGTGCCCTGCCATTTATCCAGCCCCGGATCAGATTCCAGGAACATACTGATGATCCATCTGTCGAAGCGTTGTCCTATAGCAGGAGCCACACTATGAATCTCCAGTGTACCACCATATTTATTCTTGATGTATTCCCATCCGCTCACAGGATGCTCCTTCATTGTCTTTACCAGAAGGCTCTCCACGTGCTTGTGTACCGGAGTCACCGTTTCGTCCTGAGATAACTCATCCTCGCTGCTGCTGCAAGCCGTGAGCGATGCAGTGAGCGATAGCGTCATCATTCCCATGGCCACCATTGCAGGGATAGCCTTCAGGGAACGCTTCATCATAGATAGAAAATTCTGTTTCATTTCTTCATTCCGTTTTTAAAAGTTATACATTATTAATCATTCGATATTCCATCCTTCTTCATTCATCCTTCTTCGGGCAGAAGCACCACTCCTACCCTTACTTTCTTACCGCAGTGAGGGCAGAAGGTAGAAGTCTGAATCATCTGCTGCTGGTTTTCTGATACCAGTCCGTTTTCGTGAACCGGATAGGCTGGCTCGCTCTCTGCTGCCTGCTGCACGAAATTCACTTCTCTTTCGATGAAACCTTCCGGCAAATCGCCACGAAGCGTTGCGCTCAGAGTTTCGCCCTCATGCTTCTTTCTAGCCTCTTCAAATTGTCTCAGCCTATCCATCGCATTCTGTAGCCCCAATTTGCCCGGTCTCATATCAAACTTTTGAATCCCTTTCTTCTTTTTGATGACTTCCACCCATTCCTCCACTTCCTCTTCCGTGATGCTAGGATAGGCTCTTCTTGCCAGGTCTCGCAGAACAGGCTCCAGCGGCATCTTGCTATCCTTTGCGCTTTCGAGTGCCTTTTCTCTCTCCTGCTCCATTTCCTTCTCAAGTCTTTCCTGCTCTTCTGCCTCCTCCGTAGGGTCGGGATAGAAGAGGTCGGTGATGTCGCAGCCGATGCCTTCGGCTATCTGCATGAGCTTGGCAACGGTAGGGTTGCCGCTTCTAACAATGGCACTCATATTCTGTTGAGCTACACCTATTTTTTGGCACAAATCTATTTGGCTCATATTATGATCGGCCAGAGCACGTTTAATATCTAATTTCTTCATATAAATAACATTTTATTGTTTATTTTCGGTGCAAATTTACGATAAAAATTTGATATACACAAGTTTTTGTGTTAAAAAATAACGTTTTCGTGTGTTTTTCTTAGAAAAAGTTTGGTAGTTTCGAGAAATCTCCTTATCTTTGCACCGTCTAAAAAAATAATAATTCGGGGCGAAAGCTACATTGTAGTATCAGAGTGTGTCGTAAGGCATGTCTTTGATATGAACGTGTTGCATACATACATGCAAGATTGATAATACAATAGATGTATAAACATATTTGCAGTACGTACTCCCTTGCTTATATTCGTAATGATGTAAGCGTGGCCGTTTTGTTCGCTCCGAATATTAGACCATTAGACAAAGGGCGAGGCGTACTGCCTTTTTTTGAGATAGCTTTATCTCTCACATAATAAAAGGTACGTGAATGTCTAATAATATAAATTAATATGGAACGAACAAAAGAAACAACCATTACCCTACCGATGGGTAAAGCTGACCTCCAGGAGGCAGCCACGGCAGTAATCGAGCAGCTTGCCACTGCACCACCCGACACTGGGAGTATGAGTCAAGAACAGTCCATATCCTATAATATGGGCTTAAGCATCCTTTTTGCGTGTTTGCGCTCCACTTTTTAGCAAATATCAATGTCTCACCTTTAAAAAATCATTTTTATGTGTGATTATAAGTCTTCTTTTAGTACAAAGGAATTTAATACGATAAGAAACGTATTAAATGGAACTATTTCTATGGAGCATTGTTGCCTTTCGGATTTAAAGCAAAAGCAAATAATACTTGCAGCCAATATTTTCCTTAAATATTCTTCAGAGTTTAATCTTGATTCTGAATTGAATAATCTTTTCGTTATTATGATGGATAATAAGCATAAAGTAAGAGATTTGCATCGAATAAAAGCTTACTATGAGTTAATTAAAGATTTAATTAATAGTGGCGAAAAACTCAATTTAGTTAAGTTCCGTATTTCTAAAGTCAAAAATGTAATCGGCGATTTAAAGAAAAAGACGGTTATCCAATCCATGACAATTTCTGAGAATGTATATAAGGAACGTTATAAAGAATTGGTATTGGGTTTGATTGAACAGCAGGGGAAGGAGGCGAAAGCTTATTTCGATTCCCTCAAGCCTTATAATAATCATGTTAGAAGATATAGCTATAGTACAGAAAACCAAAATAGAACGAAAGATATGTTCGTCAGCGAACTGCAAGATATTTATGGAGATTTGTATGATTATTCTTCTATAATATATAAAAATAGAAAAACAAAGGTTACTCTATTTTGCAAGAAACATAGTCTTTCTTTCCAACGGACCCCCTCTAATTTGCTTAAAGGCTACGGCTGCCCATGCTGCAATAAAGAACTGGGGCGAACCTATCAGAACACCGTAGAGGTTGCTTATTTGCCGGAAAGACGCAACCTCCGTTGGGACACAGATAGATTTATCAAGGAATCTGAGTATATATTCGGAAAGGGAACGTTTGATTATTCTAAATGCCATTACGTGAATAGTAAAACGCCTGTTACGCTGATACAGGTAAGCACAGGGAAAGAATTTTCTGTTAGACCTACCGAACATCTGCGTCATCCTGCCTACGGAGATACGGACTCTAAGTATTACGAAGGTACTACAGATAAGCAGAAGATATATTATTATGCTGATTGCGTTCGTCGGGAATTGGCAAATAAGGTTTATATTCCTATGCAGCACGTAGAATCATATAAAAGATTTAAGTGCATTTGCCCTATTCACGGAGAGTTTTTTACCAACTTGACCAATATTCACGAAGGTATAGGTTGTCCGGATTGTACTTCCAAAAAAGAGAGCCTTGGGGAACGAGCTGTCAGAAGATATTTGCAGCAAAAAGGTATTGAATATATACAGGAATATACTATCCGCGACAAGCGATATTTTGATACTTTTGCCCGTATTGACTTTTATGTGCCCGAGAAGAATATGTTTATAGAGTTTCAGGGCGAGCAGCATTACAATATAGCTGTGTCTAAGATAACTCATAATAGCCGTGGGTGGCAGAAGCAAAAAAAGCGAGACGATCATCTGCGAGCTTATTCAGAGAGTAAGGGAATATCTTTAGTAGAGGTACCTTATACTTACAGAAATAATGTTTCAGTTTTTCTTGATAAATACTTTTAATAAAATGATAGGCTATAATTTCCGAAAAAGATTATAGCCTATTTTTGAATTTATTTTTATCTCCCGTAAATCTCTGATAATTAATGCCTTTCTAATATTTCTTCGTTAACTTTTTATATCGCAGCCTAAAGCCCTCTTGTTTTTTACATCCCGAGAGGAGAATATAAATAATTGAATATCAGAGAAAACCCATAGGCTCCGACACCCTTTCGGTACCTCACTCTCAAGCAGCACTGCGCCGCCACACAGGTATGCTTGGGGACCGCTCCTCCCTGCTGGTTGCCTGAAATATGCGACCAAATCACCCGGGAGGCGCACCGATTGCCCCTGATGCCATACCAGCCGCCGGAACCAGCCACCAGCCACCAGGAGGCGCACCGATTGCACCTGATACCATCCAGCCACCGGAACCAGCCACCAGCCACCAGGAGGCGCACCGATTGCACCTGATACCATCCAGCC